TTACTTCTTCGCCTCTGCAACCACTTTACTACCCACGCCGCGGTTATTGTATTCCCACATGCGGTTGTAGTTAGTGTCATTCAGATTGCGCTGTATTTCGTCGTTATCATCTACGCTGCCGGTATTACCCGCAAACGGACGATTAGAGATCACCGCATCGGCCCACGGTTTAGCCGTGTTAAAACCTTCGTTGATGGCACTATCACGGATCACCACCTGACCGTTGGTATTTGCATCAACATCCAGCGAGCGGCCCAGTTGCGCCACGCCATCACCGAAAGCATTGAAACGGCTGTTTACGGCGAGGAAACCGTAGTAAATGTTGGACAGCGTTGCCGGTGCAAACACATACGCTTCTTGCTGAGTACGTGAGTTCACCACGCGGAATTCGGTGTTATCGAACACCACTGCGCCGCGACCAGAAACGATATCCACATCCCCTTCAATGTAGCTGTTGGTCACCAGCGTACGCGGCTGACGATTCGTTTCCAGACGGTTCTGCACACCGCTGTTGGTGACAAAGAAGGTGTTCTGACGACCGAGAATGTTAACGTTGTTAATCTGTACTTGGTCACCGTCAGTACGCAGTGCCACCGCCGGATGGTTACCTGCATCTACGCTATCGCCCAGCGTGTTTTCGATGGTCAGATTTTGCAGTTGCAGGCCATTGTTTTGTGACCAGAAGACCGCAGAACAGAGAACACCGATACTGTCGCTGCGTTTGCTCTGGCAGCTATCGTACATATACCACGCTGGTTTACCTGGCATATATTTGCCGCGCGGGTTGACGTCGTGACGCCAGTCGACAGGGCTCATGCCACCATCAAGGGAAAGCCCAATCTTCACATCAATCGGTTTTTCACCTGTACCGTACAGAGTAATTCCACCCGGAGCGGCAGGGACATATACCGTTCCCTGATACTCACCAGGCATCACGGCAATATACTGGCGCTTGTTGGTACGCTTGATAATTGCCGCATCTACCGCCGCCTGAATCGTGGTATGCGTTACACCTTGAGTGCCCGCCGGGCCGACAACAAAGTCAGGTTGCGCAGGCAGGGTAATCGGGGAAGGATTCCACGCTGCCGCACCTGGTGTCAGGGATGCAAAATAGTGTTGAGCATCGAAATTCTGCGCTTCTTTTGCCGACAGAATCGGGCGAGAAGAGGTACCAGGCGCGGTTTGATCAGAAGGACGTTGATCGGGCGGGGTTGAGCTACAGGCGGTCAGCGTCACGCCAAAAGCCAATGCCAGCGCCAGACGGGAAACTGAAAATGTGTTCACAGGTTGCTCCGGGCTATAAAATAGAAAAATGAATCCGTTGAAGCCTGCTTTTTATACTAAGTTGGCATTATAAAAAAGCATTGCTTATCAATTTGTTGCAACGAACAGGTCACTATCAGTCAAAATAAAATCATTATTTGATTTCAATTTTGTCCCACTCCCTGCCTCTGTCATCACGATACTGTGATGCCATGGTGTCCGACTTATGCCCGAGAAGATGTTGAGCAAATTTATCGCTTATCTGCTTCTCATAGAGTCTTGCAGACAAACTGCGCAACTCGTGAAAGGTTGGCGGATCCCCTTCGAAGGAGAGACCTGATGCTTTTCGTGCGCGCATAAAATACCTTGATACTGTGCCGGATGAAAGCGGTTCACGACGAGTAGATGCAATTATGGTTTCTCCGCCAAGAATCTTTTTGCATTTATCAAGTGTTTCCTTCATTGATATCCCGAGAGCATCAACATGCAATGTTGTTGGGATGGCAATTTTTACGCCTGTTTTGCTTTGCTCGACATAAAGATATCCATCTACGATATCAGACCACTTCATTTCGCATAAATCACCAACTCGCTGCCCGGTAACAACAGCCAGTTCCATTGCAAGTCTAAGCCAACATGGTGATGATTCTGCTGCTTGATAAATTTTCAGGTATTCGTCAGCCGTAAGTCTTGATCTCCTTACCTCTGATTTTGCAGCGCGAGTGGCTGCGACCGGGTTTGTTGTTATATGGCCTTCAGCCATAGCCTCTCGGAATGCATCGCTCAGTGTTGATCTGATTAACTTGGCTGATGCCGCCTTTCCCTCGTCTATGTATCCATTGAGCATTGCCGCAATTTCTTTTGTGGTGATGTCTTCAAGTGGAGCATCAGGCAGACCCCTCCTTATTGCTTTAATTTTGCTCATGTAATTTATGAGTGTCTTCTGCTTGATTCCTCTGCTGGCCAGGATTTTTTCGTAGCGATCAAGCCATGAATGTAACGTAACGGAATTATCACTGTTGATTCTCGCTGTCAGAGGCTTGTGTTTGTGTCCTGAAAATAACTCAATGTTGGCCTGTATAGCTTCAGTGATTGCGATTCGCCTGTCTCGGCCTAATCCAAACTCTTTACCCGTCCTTGGGTCCCTGTAGCAGTAATATCCATTGTTTCTTATATAAAGGTTAGGGGGTAAATCCCGGCGCTCATGACTTCGCCTTCTTCCCATTTCTGATCCTCTTCAAAAGGCTACCTGTTACTGGTCGATTTAAGTCAACCTTTACCGCTGATTCGTGGAACAGATATTCTCTTCCATCCTTAACCGGAGGAGGGAATATCCTGCATTCGCGCACCCATCGACGAACTGTTTCAAGGCTTCTTGGGCGTCGCTGGCGAGCGTTCCACTCCTGAAGTGTCAAGTACATCGCAAAGTCTCCGCAATTACACGCAAGAAAAAACCGCCATCAGGCGGCTTGGTGTTCTTTCAGTTCTTCAATTCGAATATTGGTTATGTCTGCATGTGCTATCTGCGCCCATATCATCCAGTGGTCATAGCAGTCATTGATGTTCTCTGCTTAGATAACTCTGTTGAATGGTTCTCCATTCCATTCACCAGTGACTCTGAAGTGCATTTATCATCTCCGTAAAACAAAACTCGCCGTATCGAGTTCAGATATAATTTTTACCAAAGGCAGTAGTTGCTTGATGCTAAGAATTATTCAATATCTATTCCTGTAATATCTTTTATTTTTTTCCTTGCAAAGCCTTTTGCTAGTGATTTTGAAACACTCATAAGAGTACTAATTCCCTCATCCTTAAAGTTTGTTTTTATAGCTTGCCAGACCTCCTTTTGACGTAAGTCAGCAATAAAATCATGCCCTCTTGCTGTCAACCTCAGTGGTACTTCGATCCAACTATATTCAACACCTTCCCCTAACTCGTTGGACATTATATGACCGAACCCAGGTTTTCCATCAACCCTAACTATTAATTCGTAGTCACATAATAATCGCATATGGAAAATAAAATTTTGGTCATATCTATTAAAGCCATTATCCTCTAGTTCACTAAGCATCGTGTCAGGGCCATAAGTTTTTTCGAATGCGATAAGTAGATCTTTTAGATATTGCTGGTCTAATTTCATTGCCGCCTCCGTGACATGTCACAGAGATTTATATCATTAATTTTGTTTCGTGCCAGCCTTTGGTCACCCAGTATTGTGAGTCACCATTACACGGGCATGAATTAACAGGAACTCTCTCGCCGCACTTACGGCAACGTTTTCTGCTAATCGATTTTATACGCCAGCGCACACGTGCATCATCCTGGCGGCTCAGTAACGCTATGTACTCACCAAACTCGTAAGGCGCACGCCTGAAGCGGCGCGTGGCTCAGTTACGCTCCAGCATTTCAATTTCCTGAGCATCAAGTACAAGCTCCAGCTTACGCATACCGGATGATGCTTGCTTGGCTCTCTGATCGGCTTTGCGCTCTGCTGCTGATTTAGTCATTCTGCTTTTCCTGCATCAGGAGAAAGACAATCATGGCGGCGCGGATACTTCCGGTATCTTTTTACGCGATATTACCCTTCAATGGCACATACAAGAAGACAGCCATCAGCAGGAATGAGTGAGGAATCGACAACCAGTAACGCTTAATTATCTATAGTGTCGTATTTGCTTCATAAAATATGGCGAATAACACAAAGCCCGCAGCAGCTCATTGTGCGGGCTTTTCTTATACTTACTTCCTAGAGATAATTCTATGGAGGCATTAAATTAATGCTGTCATTGGTAATATCATATTATCTAAAAGTCTTTCCACTTTTAACGTCTAGATATATTCTGTTCGACAACGTCATTCCTCCGCAATATGTGAAATAGATGTTTTCACCCTTATTGCTTGATGCCATCCACCCTCCAATTTCCTTAAAATCGCTCTCCGTGCAGACACCTTCACTTATTAACTTCCTAGCTGCCGAAGAAAACTCTTTTTTGTATATACGGTAGTCATCAGATCCTTTGATTAAGGTATCATTTCCGCTCGCATTTTCAGCAGGATCTGATGGCCTTTCACTGCTAAGATCACTAAGTTTAACCCATTCTGAAAACTTGCCATTAACGATTCCGTTTTTTCTTGTGCAGGATTTATTACCTTCTTTAATATATTCGCTTTCCCCTCCCATACATGAGGCTGAATATGGCTCAGTTATACGAACCCATTCACCTTTTTTTTCTAGAAAATCTACGCCTTCCCTGAAAAATAGTTTCCCAGCCACTCCACATTTACTTGAAGGGCAGGTATGTCTTTCCGTTCGATCAACAACAACCCAAAGTTTTGATTCATTTTTTGCCATTGCCGATGGTATTTGAGATGAGACAATTAACGTAAGCCCTAAAATTAGTGTTGATTTTTTCATTGTAATTTCCTTTTACTTTTTACAAAGCATTTAATCATGACTGATTATCTCTAAGCGTAGTAACAGCCTTGTGCGAAACATGTTACCAAATCGCCATTTCAGTGTATCCACAGTTAGGCTGCCACTTCAAGGATTCCTAGTTACATGGTACGTAAGCGTAATATCCCGTTGGTTGGCAGGTAATAACTCTGATCAATTCTCCCTTGTCTTTTGCTCTTACGTATGCAAATCTTGTACATACAACCTAGGCCTACAGTTCAGCAATACGCTTACTTCCATCCGAGATAACACCTTCGTAATATTCACGCTGCTCGTTGAGTTTTGATTTTGCTGCTTCCAGCTCAACGCGCAGCTTTCCTACCGTTAGCGCAATTTCCTCGTTCTCCTGGTCGCGGCGTTTGATGTATTGCTGGTTTCTTTCCCGTTCATCTAGCAGCGCCAGTACCGTTTTCGGACCGGCCAGCAGTTTGAAGTTGTTAATCGCATCAATATCCACGTCGTAATCTTTTAGTTCCTGGTCGCTTAACAACCTATCATCAAATGAAAGTATCAACAATCGTTCCATTGCCGGAATAGCGCGTTCTGCCGCTTCACGCAGTGCCTGAGAGTTAATTTCACTCACTTCGAACCTCTCTGTTTACTGATAAGCTCCAGATCTTCCTGGCAACTTGCACAAGTCCGACAACCCTGAACGACCAGGCGTCTTCGTTCATCTATCGGATCGCCACACTCACAACAATGAGTGGCAGATATAGCCTGGTGGTTCAGGCGGCGCATTTTTATTGCTGTGTTGCGCTGTAATTCTTCAATTTCTGATGCTGAATCAATGATGTCTGCCATCTTCCATTAATCCCTGAATTGTTGGTTAATACGCTTGAGGGTGAATGCGAACAATAAAAAAGGAGCCTGTAGCTCCCTGATGATTTTGCTTTTCATGTTCATCGCTCCTTAAAGACGCCGTTTAACATGCCGATCGCCAGACTTAAATGAGTCGGTGTGAATCCCATCAGCGTTACCGTTTCGCGATGCTTCTTCAGTACGCTACGGCAAATGTCATCGACGTTTTTATCCGGAAACTGCTGTCTGGCTTTTTTGATTTCAGAGTTAGCCAGACGGGCAATGCTGCGAAGGGCGTTTTCTTGCTGAGGTGTCATTGAACAAGTCCCATGTCGGCAAGCATAAGCACACAAAATATGAAGCCCGCTGCCAGAAAAATGCATTCCGTGGTTGTCATACCTGGTCTCTCTCATCTGCTTCTGCTTTCGCCACCATCATTTCCAGCTTTTGTGAAAGGGATGCGGCTAACGTATGAAATTCTTCGTCTGTTTCTACTGGTATTGGCACAAACCTGACTCCAATTTGAGCGAGGCTATGTGCCATCTCGATACTCGTTCTTAACTCAACGGGAGATGCTTTGTGCATACAGCTCCCCGTTTATTATTTATCTCCTCAGCCAGCCGCTGTGCTTTCAGGGGATTTCGGATAACAGAAAGGCCGGGAAATACCCAGCCTCGCTTCGTAACGGAGTAGACGAAAGTGATCGTGCCTACGCGGATATTATCGTGAGGATGCGTCATCGCCATTGCTCCCCAAATACAAAACCAATTTCAGCCAGTGCCTCGTCCATTTTTTCGATGAACTCCGGCACCATCTCGTCAAAACTCGCCATGTACTTTTCATCCCGCTCAACCACGACATAATGCAGTCCTTCACGCTTCATACGCGGGTCATAGTTGGCAAAGTACCAGGCATCTTTTCGTGTCACCCACATGCTGTACTGCACCTGGGCCATGTAAGCCGACTTTATGGCCTCGAAACCACCGAGCCGGAACTTCATGAAATCCCGGGAGGTAAACGGGCATTTCAGCTCAAGGCCATTGCCGTCACTGCATAAACCATCGGGAGAGCAGGCGGTGCGCATACTTTCGTCGCGATAGATGATCGGGGATTCAGTAACATTCACGCCGGAAGTGAATTCAAACAGAGTTCTGGCGTCGTTCTCGTACTGTTTTCCCCATGCCAGCGCCTTAGCATTAACTTCCTGAGCCACACCGGTGCAAACCTCAGCCAGCAGGGTGTGGAAGTAGGACATTTTCATGTCAGGCCACTTCTTTCCTGAGCGGGGCTTTGCTATCACGTTGTGAACTTCTGAAGCGGTGATGACGCCGAGCCGTAATTTGTGCCATGCATCATCCCCCTGTTCGACAGCTCTCACGTCGATCCCGGTACGCTGCAGGATAATGTCCGGTGTCATGCTGCCACCTTCTGCTCAGTGGCTTTCTGTTTCAGGAATCCAAGAGCTTTCACTGCTTCGGCCTGTGTCAGTTCTGACGATGCTCGAATGTCGCGGCGAAATATCTGGGAACAGAGCGGCAATAAGTCGTCATCCCATGTTTTATCCAGGGCGATCAGCAGAGTGTTAATCTCCTGCATGGTTTCATCGTTAACCGGAGTGATGTCGCGTTCCGGCTGACGTTCTGCAGTGTATGCGGTATTTTCGACAATGCGCTCGGCTTCATCCTTGTCATAGATACCAGCAAATCCGAAGGCGAGACGGGCACACTGAATCATGGCTTTATGCCGTAACATCCGTTTGGGATGCGACTGCCACGGCCCCGTGATTTCTCTGCCTTCGCGGGTTTTGAATGGTTCGCGGCGGCATTCATCCATCCATTCGGTAACGCAGATCGGATGATTGCGGTCCTTGCGGTAAATCCGGCATGTACAGGATTCATTGTCCTGCTCAAAGTCCATGCCATCAAACTGCTGGTTTTCATTGATGATGCGGGACCAGCCATCAACGCCCACCACCGGAACGATGCCGTTCTGCTTGTCAGGAAAGGCGTAAATTTCTTTCGTCCACGGATTAAGGCCGTACTGGTTGGCGACGATCAGCAATGCGATGAACTGCACATCGCTGGCATCGCCTTTAAATGCCGTCTGGCGAAGAGTGGTGATCAGTTCCTGTGGGTCGACAGAATCCATGCCGACACGTTCAGCCAGCTTCCCTGCCAGCGTTGCGAGTGCTGTACTCATTCGTTTTATACCTCTGAATCAATATCAACCTGGTGGTGAGCAATGGTTTCAACCATGTACCGGATGTGTTCTGCCATGCGCTCCTGAAACTCAACATCGTCATCAAACGCACGGGTAATGGCTTTTTTGCTGGCCCCGTGGCGTTGCAAATGATCGATGCATAGCGATTCAAACAGGTGCTGGGGCAGGCCTTTTTCCATGTCGTCTGCCAGTTCTGCCTCTTTCTCTTCACGGGCGATCTGCTGGTAGTGACGCGCCCAGCTCTGAGCCTCAAGACGATCCTGAATGTAATAAGCGTTCATGGCTGAACTCCTGAAATAGCTGTGAAAATATCGCCCGCGAAATGCTAGGCTGATTAGGAAAACAGGAAAGGGGGTTAGTGAATGCTTTTGCTTGATCTCAGTTTCAGCATTAATATCCATTTTTTATAAGCGTCGACGGCTTCACGAAACATCTTTTCATCGCCAATAAAAGTGGCGATAGTGAATTTAGTCTGGATAGCCATAAGTGTTTGATCCATTCTTTGGGACTCCTGGCTGATTAAGTATGTCGATAAGGCGTTTCCATCCGTCACGTAATTTACGGGTGATTCGTTCAAGTAAAGATTCGGAAGGGCAGCCAGCAACAGGCCACCCTGCAATGGCATATTGCATGGTGTGCTCCTTATTTATACATAACGAAAAACGCCTCGAGTGAAGCGTTATTGGTATGCGGTAAAGCCGCACTCAGGCGGCCTTGATAGTCATATCATCTGAATCAAATATTCCTGATGTATCGATATCGGTAATTCTTATTCCTTCGCTACCATCCATTGGAGGCCATCCTTCCTGACCATTTCCATCATTCCAGTCGAACTCACACACAACACCATATGCATTTAAGTCTTTCGAAATTGCTATAAGCAGAACATGTTGCGCCAGCATGATTAATACAGCATTTAATAAAGAGCCGTGTTTATTTAGTCGGTATTCAGAGTCTGACCAGAAATTATTAATCTGGTGAAGTTTTTCCTCTGTCATTACGTCATGGTCGATTTCAATTTCTATTGATGCTTTCCAGTCGTAATCAATGATGTATTTTTTGATGTTTGGCATCTGTTCATATCCTCACAGATAAAAAATCGCCCTCACATTGGAGGGCAAAGAAGATTTCCAATAATCAGAACAAGTCGGCTCCTGTTTAGTTACGAGCGACATTGCTCCGTGTATTCACTCGTTGGAATGAATACACAGTGTAGTGTTTATTCTGTTATTTATGCCAAAAATAAAGGCCACTATCAGGCAGCTTTGTTGTTCTGTTTACCAAGTTCTCTGGCAATCATTGCCGTCGTTCGTATTGCCCATTTATCGACATATTTCCCATCTTCCATTACAGGAAACATTTCTTCAGGCTTAACCATGCATTCCGATTGCAGCTTGCATCCATTGCATCGCTTGAATTGTCCACACCATTGATTTTTATCAATAGTCGTAGTCATAAGGATAGTCCTGGTATTGTTCCATCACATCCTGAGGATGCTCTTCGAACTCTTCAAATTCTTCTTCCATATATCACCTTAAATAGTGGATTGCGGTTGAGATGCTTGAAGCTCAGAAACCTCTTTACGAAATTCTTTTCGCTCACGTGAAATAGTTTCTGCCTGATTAATAATTACCTGAGCCTGCTGGCGAATAGCTTCACTGGCATGCTCTTTTGTTAAGAGCCGTGTGAAACCAGCGATAATGTTGCTGGCTAACATCTCAAACCGTTTTTTCTGAATATCTCTTGATTCTTCATCAATTGGTGGTTCACTATTGCTTAGTGCCGTTACATATACGCGAATTGCCGCTGACCGGACATCATCAGGAAGATGATCAAATGTACTGGCTCTTGTTTTTACAAGTTCGACAATATTTGCCTTCTTAATATCTTCAGTTTTTTCATCAAGTACTGAGATAAAATTTTTTACTGATGCTTCTAATAACGCTTCTAATTTATTTAAATCCATAATTACCTCGCTGTCAGCTGTTTGGATTTCCTGTAGCCTGCCGCGTAAAGAGCTACATTTGGAAGACATACACCAGTTTCTGGTTGCTTATGTCCAAACTCATTCGCGTACACAATGGCCGCTCGCTCCAGATTGCGTCTGTATTCTTTCTGTTGCCAGATCACGTCCTGTGCCATGAACTTAATTGGCTTAGCGTCTTCTATGCGCTCAGGCGTTTCGTGAGTACCTTTAGCCTGAATCTGCGCTCTGCTTAGAGTAGGGCGGTGTAATACTTCTGAACTTATTGCTTCTTCGCGGGCCAGCACGCCGTTAGCTAATGCCTTTGCCTTTAAACGCTCACGACGACGAGAACGTGAATTGCCTTTGAACTGAGTTCTGCGTGTCATATAGACCTCCTGATGAACTTTGGTGGTGTGGTAAGTGGGAGACCCATTTTGACCTGTTTCGGCCTACTTCAATTCGGCAATAGTCCCGCAGGCCTCGCCGCTTTACGTGCGACATATTCCCATCCATGAACCCTTCACCACACCCCAAAGTTCACTTTGGTTATTGCGCTTTGTCAGCGCCGTAGATTCATATTCGAATCGTTGTATATTCACCGCCCTGGTGAGTAGTGCGTCCTGCTGATGGCTTAAAGATAACCTAGGTTATAACGGTGGTCAATAACTTAATTTATGGATTCTGATAAATAAGTTATAAGTGATGGATAATAAAGGTATTTTATTTTTGTAAATGTTGCGGATTGGTCGGTATTGGAAGGGGGGCGCTGTATTGCTGGCGTGTTGGTTCGTGGTTTACCGCATTTGCGGCTGTTAAATATGGGGGACGATCGCGAGGCAAAGAAAACCCGGCGCGGAAGCCGGGTTTGAGATTTAGTTATTTTCAGCAGCTCGGATAAGAGCGGAAGTGCTGACGAACATGTTCGAGCTCACCGAAACGTATGCGGCAGTAACTGCGCACATAAACCGGCTTGTCGTGTTCGTAGATGAAGTTATCGCGATTAACATCGTGAGCCATAGCTTTTCTCCTGTTTTTGTATACAGCCTGTTTACCCGAACAGGTTGTAGTTTGTTGGGAGAACCGCTATCCTTGGCTTGCGGTTGCCAAGGGTGTAGCGGTAGGTAATCCTCCATACACTTCGGAAATACTGGATATATTTCCGACCCAAAAAGCCCGTTCCCTCGGGGCTTTATTCTTTTGTTCCGCCATCAATCATCGCAAAAGATTCCACAATCAGACTGATACGCTTGGCTTCATCTTTTGTCAGGTCGCGAGGCAGGTTGCCAATGGTGACGATAAGATCTCCGCGCAATGGAATCGGCAGTTCAAATGTTTTTACACCAACCTGTACGTCAGCTACCGCCTTCTTCTTAGGTGCCATCTTTTTACGCTCCTTTTTTTTATTTACATCACCAACTGACACATTAATCTCACCATTCTGGTAGGAGATAAATTTATCAATAGCACTTTGCATCCGGCTTTTGTATGCCTGCAAAGATGATTCAGAGGGTTTGCTTTCTGCTGAGTCTGCGTACGAACTTGCTAAGTTGGCAACGCTATAATCACGGATATCGGCATCGGTGAAATCCGACCCAAGAACAGTAAGAAGGCGCAGGGAAGAGTCACGGAGATTGCGGGCTGTAGCATCATTGACGATACCAAGCTCAGGAAGCATCTGTAAGAAGTCCTGAAATGCTTTGATGGTGTAGCTTTTGGTTTGCATAAAAAAGCCTCATACAGTTGATGAGGCAATACTAATTTGATCGTCAAAACAAATCAAGACCCAAGAAACGATCGTTGATTCCTTTCTTTGTGACAATACAGTCAAATCAAGTTTTACAAGGATTACTTTTCTTCGATTACATTAAAGGCCGCACTTCTGCGACCATCCATCACCAAAATGTCTCTTCACTCATCCGAAGAAGCAGCAATCCGGGTCAGCACGCACAAGCTCAAGCGCATCAGTCAGCGAAAGTTCAGTACTGTACTGATGCCATTTCATATCCTTCCGCATCCAATAGATTTTCCATCTATCCAGAGAACGTATGTACTTGATTCTTGCTGATGGCAGGATGTTTGTTTCACCTGGGTTGCCCTGCCACACGGGGCGCTGTTCGCCGATATCTATCGTTTGGTCATTGATGCTATAAACAATATCCAGTTCATTGCGGATATGTTCAGGCGGCCTTATGCTTTCAATGAATTGGTGAACTTCTTTTTTGACCGCTTGATATTCAAGGTCAGTGAACGCCATCTATCCTCCTCACCCAAACGTTTCTTCAGGCCACTGGTTACCAGCTATGCGATGACCAGAATACTCTGCCAATAATCCTTACGGTTTTATGAAATTCATCTCTATCCATTACTTCATCCGGGTACTCTTCGCGATTTATTGATCTGATTATCACCGATGTAGGAGTGGCGATTAATGTTTTTACTCGCAACAAATCAGACTGGCAAATAGCGTAGGTTTTACCATCTCTGATGGTGGTATCTTGTGTGTTAACACCAACAACATCGCCATCGTGAAGAGTTGGTTCCATGCTTTGACCTGTTACCCTTACCAGCTTGGCAGAACTTTCAGTTACCCCCATCTTTTTCAGATAGTACTTTCTGAAAACCAAAGAGAACTCTGATGATTCTTCTATCTCGCAGCTACCGCTTCCAGCCGAAAGCGAAACGTTAAGAAGAGGCAATGCGACAAACTCGTCATCGTTTTTTTTAATGTCTTCCCATACCACAGCTTTTAAAGATGACTCACGGATATTGGATGGTTCTTCATGTGTACCATCCCTCATTTCACCAATACCAGAACTAAGCCATTCAGGGCGTACTTTTAAAGCATTAGCTAACTCAACCATCTTGCGAGATCCGTTTGTTTTACCGGATGACATCTTCTGTATGGCTGGCTGAGATATTCCAACCATGTCCGCAAGCTGTGATTGCGACACCCCTGCCGATCTCATGGCTGCATTTAGTCTTTCTGCGAATGTTTTCATATCCACAAATCTATAACTACGGTTATCCAAAGTAAAATAATAAAGGTTATTGCTATCTTTTATAACTTGGGTTATCCTTGGTTATAAGTAATGGCTGAAAGAGGTATGCTCATGAATTTAGTAATTCAACGAGCCTTGAAGATTGTCGGTAGTCAAAAGCGGCTTGCCGACAAGTGTGGTGTAACGCAGCCAGCAGTACACAAATGGCTGAAAGGCGGGCAGGTTTCTCCAGAGAAAGTTACCGCCATCGTTAACGCCACTGGAGGGCAGATCAAGGCTTACGAAATTCGCCCAGATTTACCACACCTGTTTCCAAAACCGAATCAGGCAGCATAAGTAACACCGCTATTTTCACAATGGGCATTCGTCCTACGTCGCTGACAAAGCGAGCCCCAAGATATCTGACCAACTAAGGCCATATGCGTTTCCATGCATACCTTTCAACTAACTATTCACTATTGGAAATCTTAAGAAATGGAACAAACAAGTTACAGCAAACTATCACAGCGCGACGTTGATCGCGCAGAAACAGATTTACTTATCAACCTGTCAACGCTTACACAGCGCGGTCTGGCAAAGATGATTGGCTGCCATGAATCGAAGATCAGTCGTACCGACTGGCGGTTTATTGCTTCGGTCTTGTGTGCTTTCGGAATGGCATCAGACATCAGTCCGATTAGCAGGGCTTTTAAGTATGCGCTTGATGGACTCACCAATAAAAAACGCCCGGTGTGCAAGACCGAGCGTTCTGAACAAATCCAGATGGAATTTTAACAACATCCAACGAGGTAATTATATGCGAAACAAAGGCTTTAATCCACCTGATACACACAAAGAAGCTAAGCGTTTGCGCTTCCTTCGTTCCATTGATGAAAGAACTCAAATCTCTTTTGTGAAAGTTGCCAGAACTGAGCTTCTGAAAGCTGAGGCGAGGGCGTTGCTCCCGTCTCTACCAAAAGAGGAGGGATATACGTTCATTCCAAACGCATTTCTGGAAAAGCTGCTCAAAGAAGACATATCCGTAAGTCAGTTTAACGATGTTCTTAAGGTCTTTCGTCAAGGCAGGTAGTGATGAGCAATACAGCAAAAATCTACGATTTCAGCGCCGCACACGAGCGCAGGAGCAACAGGATGGAGAACCAGAAAACTGGTTACATTCCGTTGTACCGGAGCATTCTGAAACAGTCATGGGCGAAAGATGTTTATCTTCGCACCCTGTGGGAAAACCTTCTCCTGAATGCTGCCAGAAAGCCATACAAAGCGAATTTCAAAGGTCATGAATGGCATGTGCAACCCGGTCAACTGGTTGTGACAGCAGCTGATTTAGGTCTTCAGTTATGCGACAGGCATGGCAAGCCAGCAAGCCGTGATCAGGTTGAGCGGATGCTTCAGGTTTTTGTGAAAGAGGGGATGATCTCCATTGATGGAGAGAAGCAAAAAGGTCGTGTGATCACCATCACAAATTACCATGAATATGCTCAAAAAATGGACAATTCACCCGCACATGAAGCCGCACAAACAACCGCACATCATGAACAAGAAGGTATTAACAAGAATATAAATAATATCTCTAATACTGACGTATTAGAGAGTGCCACAGCAGACAAAAAGTCTGACAAGAAAAAACCTTCCGTTAGCTGTCAGGATGTTGTCGATGCTTACCACGAAATCCTTCCTGAAGCGCCAAGAATCCGCGCACTGAATGACAAGCGTAAAAACCAGAGCCGAACGTTCTGGCGCAAAGCCGGAGTGATAACCCGCCAGCTTGACGGGCATGGGTTCACGATGCAGGACTGGAGAAATTATTTGAGCTACGTAGGCGAAAATTGCCGATGGATGTTCGAAGAGCGCCCAAACCATCAGCGCGGAACCGTCTGGTACAAAAAGGGATTTGATTACCTGCTTAACGATAATACCTACCTGAAAGTTCGTGAGGGTGAACACGATGACCGATAATTTTTATGCGCCGCCCCATAGCATCGAGGCAGAGCAGGCGGTGATTGGTGGATTGCTTCTGGATGATGACAGCAGTGAGCGCGTCCAGAAGGTTCTTGCGATGCTGAAGCCTGACTCATTTTACAGCCGGCCACACAAAATCCTTTTCGAAGAAATAACCAGAATGCACCGGGAGCAAAAGCCAGTAGATGGCCTGACGCTTTTCGATGAACTGGAGCGTAAATCGTTAACGGTGTCTGTTGGCGGTTTTGCTTATATCGCTGAGATCGCAAAGAACACGCCAAGCGCCGCAAACATCGTTGCCTATGCAATGCAGGTTCGCGAAACCGCAATGGAACGCTACGCCATCAACCGCATGACTGAAGCGACGGAATTGCTCTATTCCCGCAACGGAATGACTGCAACGCAGAAGTACGAAGCTATTCAGGCGATTTTCACGCAACTGACAGACCATGCAAAAACCGGATCACGTCGCGGCCTTCGCTCATTTGGTGAGGTCATGGAAGACTGGGTTAGCGACCTTGAGAAGCGTTTTGACCCGTCAGGCGAACAACGAGGAATGAGCACAGGGATCCCATCGCTGGACAGGATGCTGTCACCGAAAGGTCTGGTGAAAGGCTCTCTGTTTGTCATTGGCGCTCGCCCTAAGATGGGGAAAACGACGCTATACAGCCAGATGGCAATCAACTGCGCAGTGCATGAGAAAAAGCCCGCTCTGATGTTCAGCCTTGAAATGCCAGGTGATCAGATACTGGAAAAACTGGTAGGGCAGAAGTCTGGTGTTAACCCGAATATTTTTTACCTTCCGGCGACAAATGACGCCGATGACGGCTATCAGGGTGATTACGATGGTGACTTCAACAGGGCGATCGAAACAGCCAATCGCTTGAGTGAAATCGACCTGCTTTACATCGACGACACGCCGGGATTATCTCTGGCTCAAATCGTCAGCGAAAGCCGTCGAATCAAGCGAGAAAAAGGATGTGTTGGCATGATTCTGGTCGATTACCTGACACTAATGACCGCTGAAAAGGCCGATCGCAACGACCTTGCCTACGGCATGATCACCAAAGGACTGAAGAACCTTGCCAAAGAGCTTGATTGCGTTGTTGTGCTTCTGACGCAGCTTAACCGCGCACTGGAAAGCCGAACCAATAAACGCCCATTACCAAGTGACTCACGAGATACAGGGCAGATTGAACAGGATTGCGATTATTGGGTGGGGATCCATCGTGAAGGTGCTTTTGATGACAGTGTTCCACCTGGTGAAACCGAACTAATCCTTCGTCTCAATCGTCATGGCAATACCGGCACGGTGTATTGCATTCAGGCAAATGGCGCTATTTATGACACAGACCAACAGTCTGCTGAAATGCGCCGACGTGAACGCGAGGAACCGCAGTCCAAGAAGAAAGGAGGATTCTGATGACCATCTACATCACTGAGCTAATAACAGGCCTGCTGGTAATCGCAGGCCTTTTTATTTGGGGGAGAGTAAATCGTGGTTGAGTTTATGCTCGTCGCACTCAAATGCGTTGGCGTTGGATGGATTCTTCTGACGTTTTTTATTGTTCTGCATGGCTACATTCGTCTTGTGAATGACGGTAAAGACCCATGGTATACGTTGTTTGGCGCTACATTTGTCTGGGTGATTATCGGTGTTATGCCTGTCGCTATAGCAAAAATGGCGTGGCGTTTTGTGAGTTGAACTGAGGGTAAGTATCGATGGATGAATCAAGAAAGCAGTTTGAAGAATGGTTTAAAAACAAATATCACGTTTCAAGTGACGTGATGAAGATGATGCACATCAAGGTTGAGATTGCATGGGAGGCGTGGCAGGCATCGCGAGCAGATATTGAAATAACCGCGCCAAAGTTTATCGACAGCAGAGAAGCATTATCCAAAGGGTTTACTGTTGATTATTCCAATGGCTTCGGTGATGCAATGGATGCTTATGAGGAAAACATCCGCGCTGCTGGAGTCAAAGTGAAGGAGTAACGATGAAGCAAACAATCTTCCTCCGAAGTAAGCAACAACAGCAAGCCGCAATCAACGCCATCCTCTCAACACCACTCGATAAAGACAAGCCAGTCACAATCCGCATTACTGACTACAAGCGAAATCTTGACCAGAACGCAAAATTTCACGCGATGCTGGCGGATATCGCTCGTCAGGTTCAATGGTGCGGCAAATGGTTAAAACCGGAACAATGGAAGGTTTTGTTGATTAGCGGTCATGCAGTGGCAACAAAACAGGAAGCTGATGTTTTGCGCGGCCTTGAAGGCGAATTCGTCAACATTCGCGAAAGCAGCGCGCAGATGAGTGTGAAGCGTATGGCAAGTCTGATTGAGTACACGACAGCCTGGGCTATTGGTCAGGGTGTCAGATTTACCGACAGGAGGTATGAATGAGGCGACAGCGACGAAGTTTCACCGACATCATCTGTGAAAACTGCAAATACCTTCCAACGAAACGCTCCAGAAATAAATGCAAGCCAATCCCAAAAGAATCTGACGTAAAAACCTTCAACTACACGGCTCACCTGTGGGATATCCGGTGGCTAAGACATCGTGCGAGGAAATGACTATTTATCCGGTGCGCCGCCAGAATGACGGCGCGGTGTGGTTAAACGAAGCGGATCTGGAGTTTTTTTCCAGTAGCGCGGGCGAATTTTTTTAGGGTGGCAAATGATGGGCCGCTGATACCTGATGCGAGATTACTTTCCATTCTGGTGATCGCGGTCGCTTTTGTTCCCATTCGCTCGGCAACTTCAGCCTGAGTTAAGCCAGCTTCTTTGCGTGCTGCCAGCATTTCATCAAGCAGTGCGAATTCGTCAGCGATAGCGTCGTATTCTGCTTTAAAAGCCGGGTCTTCCATCCATTTGGCTGCCATTTCGTCGTGTGTCATGGTGGGGAGAGTGCGTTTACCAGTCATGCTTAACCTCCTTCATTCTGGTTTCAGCTTTCTTGCGTTCGGCTGGCGGTGTTTTCTGCGTTTTCTTTACAAAACTATGCAGCATGATGATGCGTTTCCCTGTCAGAGTGCAGTAAAAAACACGCGCGATCCCATCGTTGCCTTTAATTCTGAGTTCGAAAAGTCCGTCACCAAAGGCGCTGGTGTGAGGTTCTCCGAGATTGCTGCCATATATCTTCATACGTTCAACGAGATGTTGGTATCGGGCACGCATACTCAATGGAAGCCGATCGACTTCCAGCCTTACATCTTCACTGTAGTATTCGATAGTGTAGTTCATAGGTATCAACATAACAAAATCGTTATATGCATTCAAGGCCTGTAGTTGACGACAACACATATCCGGGGCTATATTCCTCACGCGCCAGCAAAATCTGGCGTCGGGATTGGAACCCCGGATATCGAAACGGTGCATACCGCGCTGGCGGTTTTTTTATGCGCTAAGCACAGTCACATTCGCGATTTATGGCGGGCTGTGTGGGGGCACCGAAAGGTGCGCCGGATGTTTCGACCGGTAGTTCCAACCCTGCACAGTTCGCCACCCGATGATTGGAACCTGAAGGTGGTGAGGTAAAAATTATCGAAACGCGAGGTCGTTATGACTGTTCAAGTTGCTGTCAAAAACCTTTCCCCTGTCACTTATAACCAGATTCCTGTAATCACAACTGAGTTACTCGCCCGCCTTTACGGAACAGAAGCAATCCGTATACAGCAGAATCACCATGAAAATAAATCTCGATTTATTGAGGGAAAACACTTCTTTAAAGCTGTTGGTGATGAGCTCAAAAATTTGCGACTAGTTTTAAACGAGTCGCAAAATGAGGTGAAAATTTCTCCAAAAACCCGCTCCCTCATCCTCTGGACAGAACGCGGCGCAGCTCGTCACGCGAAGATGCTCGAAACCGATCAGGCATGGGACGTGTTCGAAAAACTGGAAGACTGCTATTTCAGCCAGACTTCGAAAAGCGCAGGTCATCACGAGAAGAAAACCAGCGAGCTTTCTGCAAAAGATGCAAACAGTCTGGTATGGTTGTGGGATTATGCCAACCGCTCACAGGCATTATTCCGCGAACTGTATCCGGCGCTAAGACAAATTCAGTCTAACTATTCCGGCAGATGCCACGACTACGGTCATGAGTTCTCGTATGTTATCGGAATGGCGAGAGACGTTTTAATCAATCACACACGAGATGTTGATATTAATGAGCCAGACGGACCAACGAATCTTTCTGCATGGGTAAGACTTAAGAACAAAGAATTACCTCCTTCACTACATCACTACTGACAGATTGCCAACGCAACGACCCAGCTTCGGCTGGGTTTTTTATTGCTGAATTTTCAATATGAGAGGACATGACAATGAACGAGCTGATAAATAGCAACGCCATCAAAATGACCAGCATTGAAATCGCTGAGTTGGTGGGTAAGCGTCATGACAATGTGAAACGTACCATCGAAACGCTGGCTAAAAATGGTGTTATCCGGCATCCTCAATTTGAGGTTTCCGAAAGAATCAATAACTTAGGGTTCAATGTTCAGTACGAGCATTACGTCTTCGAAGGCGAACAAGGTAAGCGCGACAGCATTATTGTCGTTGCCCAGTTGTCGCCGGAATTCACCGCTCGTCTTGTTGACCGTTGGCGAGAGCTTGAAGGGGCAACCGCGAAAATCCCACAAACCTTTTCTGAGGCATTGCGCCTTGCGGCCGACCTTGAAGACCAGAAGGCTGAACTGGAGAAACAGCTTGCTCTCGCAGCACCTAAAGTTGAGTTTGCCGATCGCGTTAGCGAGGCCAGCGGAATTTTGATTGGAAACTTTGCAAAGGTTGTTGGAATTGGTCCAAACAAACTGTTTGCGTGGATGCGCGATCACAAAATCCTTATTGCTTCAGGTTCCCGGCGCAATGTGCCAATGCAGGAATATATGGATCGCGGCTATTTCACAGTGAAAGAAACAGCAGTCAACACAAATCACGGAATACAGATATCGTTCACCACAAAAATCACCGGGCGTGGCCAATAGTGGCTGACCAGAAAGCTGCTCTATAACGGAATGCTGAAAGTAACAGGGGAGGCTGCTTAATGGCTAACTTACGCAAAGAAGCGCGCGGCAGAGAATGCCAGGTACGTATTTACGGCGTATGCAATGGCAATCCTGAAACTACAGTTCTGGCACATTACCGGATGGCTGGAATTTGCGGAACGGGAATGAAGCCTGACGACCTGATCGGCGCATGGGCTTGTAGCGCGTGTCACGATGAAATCGACCGACGCACCCATAACCTCGACAACAAAGACGCCAGACTTTACCACCTCGAAGGCGTGATCAGGACGCAGGCGATACTGCTGAAGGAGGGGAAGATTAAGCCATGAACGAATATCAGTTTGTGCTTCCATACCCACCGTCGCTGAACACCTACTGGCGAAGACGGGGAAGCCGATACTACATCAGCGATAAAGGCCAGAAATACCGAAAAGACGTTCAGCAAATCATCCGCCAACTCAAGTTAGATATTTTCACCAAAGCACGACTCCGCATCAAAGTCATCGCAGACGTTCCAGACTCCCGCCGCCGCGACCTCGACAACATCCTGAAGGGGCTACTCGACTCTCTTATCCACGCCGGATTTGCGGAAGACGACGAGCAATTCGATGACATTCGCGTAATTCGTGGTGTGAAAGTACCAGGCGGAAGGCTTGGAATAAAAATCACCGAACTGGAGAACGTATGAACGCCACAATTCAAACGATACCAGAGCTTCTTATCCAGACACGAGGCAATCAGACCGAAGTGGCGAGGATGCTTTCCTGCGCAAGAGGAACAGTGCTCAAGTACAACCGAGACAGCAAAGGCGAGCGTCACGTAATAGTTAACGGCGTCCTGATGGTCAAACAGGGCAAGAGGGGAAGACGATGAGACTCGAAAGCGTAGCTAAATTTCATTCGCCAAAAAGCCCGATGATGAGCGACTCACCACGGGCTACGGCTTCTGACTCTCTTTCCGGTACTGATGTGATGGCTGCTATGGGGATGGCGCAATCACAAGCCGGATTCGGAATGGCTGCATTTTGCGGTAAGCATGAACTCAGCCAGAACGACAAACAAAAGGCTATCAACTATCTGATGCAATTTGCACACAAGGTATCGGGGAAATACCGTGGTGTGGCAAAGCTCGAAGGAAATACTAAGGCAAAGGTACTGCAAGTGCTCGCAACATTCGCTTATGCGGATTATTGCCGTAGTGCCGCGACGCCGGGCGCAAGATGCAGAGATTGCCACGGAACAGGTCTGGCAGTTGATATAGCCAAAACAGAGCAGTGGGGGAGAGTTGTCGAGAAAGAGTGCGGAAGATGCAAAGGTGTCGGCTATTCAAGGATGCCAGCAAGTGCAGCATATCGCGCTGTAACGATGCTAATCCCAAACCTCACCCAACCCACATGGTCACGCACTGTTAAGCCGCTGTATGACGCTCTGGTGGTGCAATGCCACAAAGAAGAGTCAATCGCAGACAACATTTTGAATGCGGTCACACGTTAGCGGCATGATATTGACTTTTTGAATAAAGTTGGGTAAATTTGACTCAAGAATGGCAGGTTTATATCCGTTCACATTCTTTCGGTTTTTTACCCACCTCATCTTTAAGTTGTGACTGCTCCCCGCCCTGTCGGGCGAGGGTTTACGGCGTTTTTCGCTAAGCGCACTGACATGCGCATCATAAACTCGAGAGCACATAGGAATAGAGCCTGCTTTCGGGATTTTTTATTTGGGTCAGTCGTATAAAGGTCATTACGGAAGGCTGTTAACCTTCTTATCGTGGTTCGAGTCCACGCTGTCCCGCCAAATATGCTGGTTTAGCTCTAATGGTAGAGCAGTCGCCTTGTAAGCGAATGGGTAGCGGTTCAAGTCCGTTAACCAGCACCATAACTGAGCCGTAGCCACTGGCTATCCTGAATTCATCAGTGACAGTTACGCTGCGGCCTTCTTTTCCCCTTCCCAATATAAGAACTACGCCATCCGTTATTTGCGGAGGTGAGGCTATGAAATCCATGGACAAAATTTCAACGGGCATTGCCTACGGCACCTCCGCCGGCAGTGCCGGCTACTGGTTTTTGCAGTGGTTGGATCAGGTCAGTCCATCACAGTGGGCTGCGATTGGTGTGCTGGGAAGTCTGCTTCTGGGGCTTCTGACTTATCTGACGAATCTGTATTTCAAAATAAGAGAAGACAAGCGTAAGGCTGCGAGAGGTGAATAATGTCGCCATCATTACGCAAGGCTGTTGCAGTTGCTATTGGTGGCGGGGCTGTTGCTATAGCATCTGTGTTAGGCTGTGTCCCTTAATTACGTAAGCGTTGATAAAAGAGTCGGATGCAGCCCAGTTTCACCATCGCCAGGTAATTTCTCGCCGTTTTGTCGTAACGCGTGGCGATGCGGCGATATTCTTTCAGCCGCCCAAAGCACCGTTCAACGACATTACGATTGCGGTACGCATCACGATCAAGCTGTGCACGTCCATCCGATGCCATTTTCTCATTTGACTTTCGGGGATTACTGCCTTTATACCGTTATTTTTCAGCTCGTTGCGCAATGCGCGCCCTGAATACGCTTTATCAGCCAGTACCGCATGTCCACGGCGTTTCATGCTGCCGTTCTGACGCTGAACGCCAATCCCGTCCAGAAGTCGTTGCGCGAACTGGCTTTCATGAGCTTGTCCGGGGCTTAGCACGATATTTAACGGGAGGCCACTTCCGTCTGTTGCCAGATGGATTTTGGTGCCAAAACCGCCGCGAGAGCGACCCAGCCCATTATCTCCGTCGATATCGGGATGTTTTTTTGAGCACCGGCGGCACATTTCAGCGCCCGGATATTACTGCCATCCAGCGCGGTGGCAGACCAGTCAATAAAGCCGTTTGCATCAAGTAGCGAAAGCAACCTGTTGAAAATAATATTAATCACGCCTGACTTTGACCATCGGTTAAAGCGGTTATAAACAGTTTTCCATGACCCATATCGTTCGGGTAAATCGCGCCATGGTGCACCGGAACATAACACCCAGAACATGCCATTGATGATTTTACGGTGCTCAGCCCATGGGCGTCCGGCCCGTGGTGTGGCGGGTTCAGGAGGTAACAGGGGCTTGATGATGGTCCATGCCTCATCGGGAAGGTCGTAGCGAGCCATAGTTCAATATGTTGTGTAAACAGACAGTTACTATAGCTCAGATGATTAAGGGACACAGCCTAATCACTGGCCCAGGTGGTAACGATGGTCTGGAAGGTGTCAGCTACATACCATACAAAGATATCATTGGTGTATGGACTGTATGTCACGGACACACCGGAAAAGACATCATGCCTGGTAAAACGTATACCGAAGCAGAATGCAAAGCTCTCCTGAATAAAGACCTTGCCACTGTCGCCAGACAAATTAACCCGTACATCAAAGTCGATATACCGGAAACAACGCGCGGCGCTCTTTACTCGTTCGTTTACAACGTGGGCGCTGGCAATTTCAGAACATCGACGCTTCTTCGCAAAATAAACCAGGGCGATATCAAAGGCGCATGTGACCAGCTACGTCGCTGGACATATGCTGGCGGTAAGCAATGGAAAGGGCTGATGACCCGTCGTGAGATTGAGCGTGAAGTCTGTTTGTGGGGGCAGCAATGAGCAGAGTCACCGCGATTATCTCCGCTCTGGTTATCTGCATCATCGTCTGCCTGTCATGGACTGTTATTCATTACCGTGATAACGCCATTACCTACAAAGAGCAGCGCGACAAAAACGCAAGAGAACTGAAGCTGGCGAACGCAACCATTACTGACATGCAGCAGCGCCAGCGTTCTGCTGATGCACTCGATGCTAAATACACGAAGGAGTTAGCTGATGCGAAAGCTGAAAATGATGCTCTTCGGCGCAAGCTTGATAATGGTGGTCGGGTGCTCGTCAAAGGAAAATGCCCTGTGCCATCCTCAGCCGAAACCTCCAGCGCCTCCGGCATGGGCAATGATGCCACCGTCGAACTCTCTCCAGTTGCTGGACGAAACGTTCTCGGTATCCGGGACGGAATCATCAGCGACCAGACAGCATTGAGAATGCTTCAGGAGTACATCAGGACTCAGTGCCTGAAATAAATTTTTTTGCAAATCACAAAGTCCATTTAATGAGCCTCGCACTTGCGGGGCTTTTATATGTCCGCAGTAAACCGCGCATCGCAGCGCATATAAACCCCGAGTCTTTCAGAAAGCTGAGCCTGAGAATTGCCGTATATGGTGGCGACCATCTCGGGGACGGCTTTTCTGTGCGAACAGGCTCATCTTTCTAAAAGGTAAAGACGCCATGAAAGCAATCACGCTTTTTAATACACCGATCCGTGTTGATGAATCAGGAATGATCTGCCTCACTGATATGTGGAAAGCCAGTGGTAAAAGTGAATCTGAATCTCCGTACCACTACCTGCGAAACAAGCAGACCAAAGAGTTCTTAGCCGAGCTGGAGAAAAACCACGAATCTGTGGTTTTTACTGAGCGCGGTGTACACGGTGGAACATATGGCGGGAAGTTTGTTGCTTATGATTATGCAGCATGGCTAAACCCCGGATTTAAATATGCAGCCTATAAAGTCCTGGATGACTACTTCACCGGAGAACTTCAGCATCGCAACAGATTAAGTGCGCAGCTCAATATGAAGTGTCATGAGTTTGATCAGAAAAAAGATATGGCGAGCTTCTGTGGACAAGGGCTGGCGGCATGGCGCTATACGAAGCCAGTGTTGGTCGCTGAGATTAACTCCCTGGCTAACCAGCTGCAGATAACGATCCCCGGGCTTCCGGGATGAGTGATCGTGTCATTGAATGCGCCTCCAGAGCGGGGCGCGACTTCTCAGAGTTCATGAAAGGCGAGAAGGGCATGATGGAAGCATTGGCCTCGGTGGATGAGTTTGGCGAGCAGCTGCGCCTCAACGGCTGTGTCAATCATCACTTTGTTAGCTACATGATGCGGAACTCGATCATGCAGGCATTCATGGACATGGCAAAAGCCGAGAGGAAAGAAGAGCGCCGGCGTAAGCGAGCGGAAGCAAAAGCGAAGTAGCCATTACAAAGCCCATCTACGGGTGGGCTTGATAATGGCTTATACCCTACACGGGATAACTTAACTGATATCCCTTTTAACGGATAAACGGAGCACAAATAATGGCAAAGCTCACCGACAAACAAGAGCTGTTTGCCCGTGAGTACCTGAAAGATCTGAACGGCACACAGGCAGCTATCAGGGCGGGCTACAGCGAGAAGACCGCCAATGAGCAGGCATCTCGATTATTAGCAAATGTTAATGTTCAAAAATTCGTTGCTGAACTTAAATCCGCCCGCGTTGAGCAGACGGGTATAGATGCCGCCTATGTTCTTCGTAGATTGGTTGAAATCGACCAGATGGATGTGCTCGACATTCTCCTGCAAAACGGTGAGCTAAAGCCCATTAAAGACTGGCCTAAGGTATGGCGCACAACGCTATCAGGAATGGATGTCGTGGAGATGGTATCCGCAGATAGCGCCGCACTTCTGAAGAAAATCAAATGGCCTGATAAGGTTAAAAACCTTGAGTTGCTTGGGCGTCATGTTTCTGTTCAGGCGTTTAAAGACAACGTCAAAAATGAAGTGACTGGCTGAGGTAGCCTGAGTTTAACGGACACTCCTTCCTGAAATAGAATGGCATCAGAAGGAGCTAATAATGAGCAGAAAAACCCAACGTTACTCTAAAGAGTTCAAAGCCGAAGCTGTCAGAACGGTTCTTGAAAATCAACTTTCGATCAGTGAAGGCGCTTCCCGATTATCCCTTCCTGAAGGCACTTTAGGACAATGGGTTACCGCCGCCAGAAAAGGGCTCGGTACTCCTGGTTCCCGCACGGTGGCTGAACTGGAATCTGAAATTCTGCAACTGCGTAAGGCGTTAAATGAAGCTCGCCTTGAGCGAGATATATTAAAAAAAGCAACAGCGTATTTTGCACAGGAGTCGCTGAAAAATACGCGTTAATCGAACAATGGCGACAACAATTTCCCATTGAAGCGATGTGTCAGGTATTTGGTGTATCCAGGAGCGGTTATTACAACTGGGTACAGCATGAACCCTCAGACAGAAAACAAAGTGATGAGCGGCTAAAACTGGAGATTAAGGTGGCACATATCCGCACTCGCGAAACATATGGAACCCGGCGGCTCCAGACGGAGCTGGCAGAGAATGGCATCATCGTTGGTCGTGACCGACTGGCACGTCTTCGTAAGGAGCTAAGGCTACGCTGTAAGCAGAAACGCAAGTTCAGAGCGACTACGAACCCGAACCACAATCTGCCAGTTGCGCCAAATCTGCTGAACCAGACGTTCGCTCCTACAGCACCAAATCAGGTCTGGGTGGCGGACCTGACGTATGTTGCCACACAGGAGGGATGGTTGTACCTCGCTGGCATCAAAGATGTTTATACGTGCGAAATTGTCGGCTACGCCATGGGAGAGCGCATGACAAAAGAGCTGACAGGTAAAGCCCTGTTTATGGCGCTCAGGAGCCAGCGCCCACCTGCCGGGCTAATCCACCACTCTGATCGAGGTTCACAGTACTGCGCATACGATTACCGGGTCATACAGGAGCAGTTTGGTCTGAAAACATCAATGTCGCGTAAAGGTAACTGTTACGACAACGCTCCGATGGAAAGCTTCTGGGGAACGCTGAAAAATGAGAGCCTGAGCCACTATCGTTTTAATAACCGGGATGAAGCCATCTCAGTAATACGGGAATACATTGAGATTTTCTACAATCGTCAGCGTCGTCACTCTCGTCTGGGGAATATCTCCCCGGCAGCCTTCAGGGAAAAATATCATCAGATGGCTGCTTAAAAAAAGAACAAATGGTAGTGTCCGCTATTGCCAGTACACCTCAGGCGCTGACGGAGGACCAGTCAGAACAGAAATTACCAAATTAACGCCTGAGCAGGCCGCAGAGGTGTATAGAAAAATGATGGGCTAAGTATGCCGTTACCATTCCCCTTCGATTTTAAACATCCTGATTACCAGATGGTTTTTGAATGGCGGATGGAACGCCTACAGCGCATTCGCCAGAACCCTGAAATATTGCCCGTATTGAAGCAGTTTTACCGAACCAATCCGGCTCAGTTCATCATCGACTGGGGCATGACAACGGACCCGCGTAATATTGATTATGGCCTGCCGGTGACCATTCCGTTTTTACTCTTCCCTAAGCAGGAGGAGTGGATCCACTGGATTATGGAACGCTGGAGCAATCGGGAGAATGGTATTACCGAAAAATCCCGTGAAATGGGGCTCAGTTGGACCGCGATCGGACTGGCCTGCTCGCTTTGTCTCTTCAACAAAGAAATGGTTATCGGTTTCGGCTCCCGTAAAGAGGAATACGTCGACAGCACCGGTGACCCGAAGGCATTGTTCTGGAAGGCGCGCAAGTTCGTGGAAACGCTACCTGTAGAGTTTCGCGGTTCGTGGAGCGAGAAGAAGCACGCGCCATATATGCGTGTTGAGTTTCCTGAAACTGGCGCGGTTATCAAAGGTGAGGCTGGCGATAATATCGGTCGTGGTGACCGTACGACCCTTTATTTTGTGGATGAGGCTGCTTTTCTCCAGCGACCATTACTTATTGATGCCGCGCTTTCTCAGACAACCCGATGTCGTATCGATCTCTCATCGGTTAACGGCATGAACAACCCCTTCGCACAGAAGCGGCACAGTGGAAAAATCCCGGTGTTTACGTTTCACTGGCGTAGCGATCCGCGTAAAGACGATGAGTGGTATCACAAGGAGTGCGATAAAATTGATAACCCAGTCATCGTTGCCCAGGAACTGGATCTTAATTACCAGGCATCAGCAGAAGGCATCCTGATCCCCTCAGAATGGGTACAGGCTGCGGTTGATGCACATATCAGACTGGGCATTCAGCCCGGCGGCCAACGGCTTGGTGCAATGGATGTCGCCGACGAAGGGCGGGATAAAAACGCCTGTTCGCTCCGTTATGGCATCCTGCTGAATGACGTACAGGAGTGGTCAGGTAAGGGGAGTGACATCTATGACTCTGTGGTTAAGGTTTTTGGTCTGTGCGATGACTTTGGTGCCGATGAGTTTCGCTTTGATGAGGACGGATTGGGTGCTGGCGTTCGTGGTGATGCGCGCGCTATCAACGAACTGCGTGAAGCGGAGGGCATCTGTCAAATCACCGCCACTCCATTCCGGGGCAGCGGGAGCGTGTTTCATCCTGAAAATGAAGCTGTTCCCGGTGATAATGGTAAACCGGCTCGTCTGAATAAGGACTTTTTTGTCAATGCCAAAGCCCAGGGGTGGTGGCATCTTCGCAAATTATTCCGCAATACATTTCGTGCACTACAGGGTATGGAGTATGACCCGGATGAGATTATTTCCATCAGCAGCACAATGGAAAATAAAGACCGGTTGTTGATGGAGCTGTCACAACCTACCTGGTCAAAAAATGCCACCGGAAAAATTCTTGTGGATAAGCAACCTGACGGAACGAAATCTCCAAACCTGGCTGATTCTGTGATGATTGCTTATGCCCCGATGGAAATGCCCATCGTAATTTCTGATGACTTTATGGAGTGGATCTGATGTGGCCGTTTAAACGAAAAGAACCGTCAGCGCCGGCGGTACCGGACAAACAACCTGAACCACAGCCACCGGAAATTAACGATGAGGTGATCGCTTCCGTCCGGCAGAAACCACGGAGGGAGTTTGTTCGCTATGAGCCACCACCGGGCGTTATCCCGGCACCGGTTCGCGACGCTGTGCTGGCAATGGATGCAACACCGTATGACACCCTGAACAGTCATTATCCTGATTTTGTTTATGGTGGTTTCCCGGGCTATCCGTATCTGGCACTTCAGGCGCAGTTACCGGAGTACCGGCGTATGGTCAGTGTGCTTGCCGAGGAGATGACCCGTAAGTGGATAAAGGTTAAGGCGGTCGGAGAAGGGGACGACAGCCACGCGTCACGCATAGCGCAGCTTACTGACGCACTGGAGCACTATAACGTACAGGACGTTTTCAGACTGGCGATTGAGCACGACGGCTTTTTCGGGCGAGGGCAGATTTATATTGATGTGCGTTCGCCATCGGGTATATCTGCCTGGACTGACCCGGCGGAGCTGGGATCCGGACTGTTTATTTCCGACAAAAAAATCCCGAAAGGTTCCCTGCTGGGGCTTCGTGTTATTGAACCCGTCTGGACGTATCCGGGTATATATAACGCGGATGATCCGCTGAGTGATGATTTTTACCGTCCGTCCGAATGGTACGTAATGGGAAAAACGGTTCACGCCAGCCGCATGATTGATCTGATCTCCCGTCCGGTTCCGGACATGCTGAAGCCGGCCTACAACTTTGGCGGCCTGTCACTGGTTCAGATTGCTGAGCCTTATGTTGATAACTGGCTGCGAACACGCGACAGCGTGGGCGATATGCTGCATTCGTTTTCGCTGAGCGGGATTAAGACGGATATGACACAGGTATTAAGTGGTAAAAGGGACCCGAATTACGCAAAACGCGCGGAGTTGTTTAACCGTACCCGTGATAACCGCGGGCTGCTGATGCTGGACAAGACGAACGAAGAGTTTTTCCAGTTCAACACTCCCCTGAGCGGCCTCGACACCCTTCAGGCGCAGGCACAGGAACACATGTTCTTTGTCAGTGCCATACCGTCCGTAAAATTCGCCGGGCTGAGCCCAACGGGACTGAATGCGTCGAGTGAGGGTGAAATCCGGGTGTTTTACGACACCATTGCTGCACTTGCCACCCGTCTTCTGAAGAAACCGCTGAAAAAGGTGCTGGATATTATCCAGTTGTCTGAGTTCGGCGATATCGATCCTGATATCACGTTTGAATTTGAACCCCTGCATGAACTGACGCGAGAGCAACTGGCGAATATCCGTAAAACTGAGGCGGAAACGGATCAGATTTATGAGAGCACCGGAGCAGTGACCAATAACGAAGTACGCGAACGGCTGGCGACTGCGCAGGACAGCCCGTACAGCGGTATTGACCTGAGCGGGGACATCGAAATTGACGACACTGAAATTGACAACACCGAAGAAAATCCGCCGCAAGGCCCGAATGCAGACCCTGAGGCGGATTTCACCCAACGCGGGGATTGAGGCCTGGTACCGCAGACAACTGGATAATGCCGTCAGTGGGATGCACAACAGTGTACTTTACTGGCTGCGGGCTGAGTACCGTAAAACAGACCTCGCGCAGGATGCGTCCCCGTTAACCTGATGCGTGGTGCCATGCAGCAACTTGCCCGGCGCTGGCAGAAAAATTTTGACGAAATGGCCCTGCGGCTGGCGAGGCGGTTTGCCGGTGATGTCCTGAAAAACAGCGATGCGTCACTGTACACTGCGCTCCGTGATGCCGGGTTTACGGTTCCTTTCCGTATGACAACGGAGATGAATACCGCACTTCAGGCCAGCATCACGGAGAATGTGAACCTCATTCGCTCCATCCCGCAGCAACATCTCACCCAGGTGGAAACACTGGTCATGCAGTCTGTTGGCCGGGGACGTGACCTGAAAACGCTGACCGATGAACTGGAAAAACGTTACGGCATCACACGACGGCGCGCGGCGCTGATTGCCCGCGACCAGAACAATAAGGCAACGTCGGTAATGCAGGCCGCCAGACAGCGTTCGGTGGGTATCACTGAAGGTGTCTGGAGGCATTCCCGCGCGGGTAAAACATGGCGTCCGTCGCATGTGAAGGCGAACGGTAAACGGTTTGACCTGCGAAAGGGGATGTTTCTGGATGGTAAGTGGGTACTGCCGGGCGAAGAAATCAACTGCCGGTGTGGCTGGGAGGCCGTTATTCCCGGACTGGAGAAAAAATGATTATTACCGAAATGCTGGCGTTTGACCGGGCATCGGTAAGGCAGTTCGATAAAGTCGGTCGCCTCCAGATTGAGCGCAGTAATCTCAGCAAGGCGAACGTCTGCGGTTATTTCGGGTATGAAATACCGGGGGCGGAAGCGCTGGGACTCGACCCCAAAAAACTTTATCAGCTTTACCGTGACCCCGATGAACTGCGCAAGGCAGTTTCAACCTTCAACAATATTCCCGTCCTGTGCCGACACAAACCCGATTATCCGGGCGCGCCCGCGCGCGAGTACCGGGTGGGGACGACTCATGCCAACAGCGAGTTTGACGGTACCTATCTGGTTAACGGCATGTCCATCTGGGACAACTCCGCCATCGCGGGGATAGAAACGGATGAACAACGGGAAATCTCATCGTCATATGCCTATGTGGCAGATATGACGCCGGGAACCACCCCCGACGGTGAGCCGTATGACGGCGTTATGCGGAATATCGTGGGAAATCATGTGGCCCTGGTCGGCGATGGCCGGGTAGGGTCGGACTGTCTTGTTATGGACTCTCTCCCTCAGGAGCTAAAACGCATGAAACTGAGTAAAAAAGAAGTGGCGGTGCTTACCGCGCTGGGAACCTATCTTGCGCCGCGTCTGGCGCAGGATGCGGCTCCCGGGGATTTGTTACAGTATAAGCGTCCGGCAGCTATCGCCAGCGCGGTAAAAACTGCTTACAGCGAACGGCTGGCACAGGATATGGATATTGAACCGGCGGAGCTGGCGCAACTGATGGAATCAGCAGAAGCCGTACCGGAGCTGGTCGGGGATGATGATACCGGGTTAACTGACGAGTCGAAGGCATTTGATACCGACAGCCCGATGGAAAGTGTACTGGCGTTGCTGTCCGGCAAAGTTCCTGATGATGTGCTGGAAAAAATTAAATCCGCACTGTCTCCGACAACCGACGAAGCCCCCGAAACAAAAGAGGCTGATGTGAAACCCGACGATGTGAAAGTCGATAAACCTGCGATGGATGCAGCAATCAGGCTGGCAACTGACCAGGCAACGAAACGGGCTGCTGAAAATTTCCGCGCCGTCCGTGTGGCTGAAGCTGAAGTGCGACCGCTGATTGGCGATGTGGTGGCGATGGACTGCGCCGAAGATGTTTACCGTACCGCGCTGGAACAGACGGGGATCGATATTCAGGGTATTCACCCCGGTGCGTACCGCAGCATGGTGAAGTTTGCCGTTGAGCAGAAGCAGACGGCCAAATCCTCTCCTCGTGTGGCGATGGATCAGGCCAGCGCATCGACGTTTGCGGCAGATTTCCCCGGTGCAAAACTGAAACGAGGTTACTGATATGAATACTTTTCAGACACACATGAACCAGTACCCGGCACCGGGTATTCCGGGGGCGTTTGCCAGTGCTAACCCTCATGCCTCGTATGTGGCGGGAGATGGCGGGCTGATTACCGGCCCTGACGGGCTGGTAATTGCCCGGTTTGCCTGGGTAACCAAAGGTGTTGCCGCTAATAAGGGGGTCGGCGCACCGGCGGGTTTTGTTCCTCGTGACGGGCAGGCTTCCATTGTGGAATGGCTGGCCGGGGACTCGAACACCATTTATCCGGGGCGTGAATGCACCCTGATGGTGTCGGGGGATTTCTGGGCGCTGACCACCACTACTGCGACGATCGGGCAGAAAGTATTTGCCTCACTGGCCACCGGGGAGATAGCCACGGGGGCGGCTGGCACCTCGATGGCGGGGTTTGTCGAAACCTGGTTTTCCGTTGCCAGCGCTGCGGCGGCAAAAGAAGTCATTAAGATCAGTACCTGGAGTAAATAATGAATAAATTTAAACAGCATTATGCGACGGCAAGTCGCGACTACGGGATTATTCTTCCCGGAGCACAGGCTTATTTGCCGAAGGAGTACGCCGCCGATTACGGACTGGCGATGGACGCGCAGCCTGCGCTGGTCACAGCGGCTAACAGCGGTATCCCTGCGTATTTCACCAATTACGTTGAGCCAGAACTGATCCGCGTGCTGGTGACGCCGATGAAAGCCGCTCAGATTCTGGGCGAAACCAAAAAAGGTGACTGGACGACACTGTCGGCACAATTCCCGATTGCAGAATCTGACGGGGAGGTGAGTTCCTACGGGGATTACAGCAACAACGGGGTGGTAAGCGCAAACGTCAACTGGGTACCGCGCCAGAGCTATCACTTCCAGACCTTCACCGTATGGGGCGAACGTGAGCTGGAGATGTACGGCGCAGCCCGTATTGGCTGGGCGGCAGAGCTGAACGTGGCGTCAGCACTGACGCTGAATAAGTTCCAGAATAAGTCCTATTTCTACGGTATTGCCGGACTGACGAACTACGGTTTGCTGAATGATCCGTCGTTATCTGCACCAATCACCCCGGATACCGTTGACGGTAAACTGAAGTGGGACGACAAGGACGGACAGGGCGTGTATGACGATATCGTGAAACTCTTTAAGCAACTGGTGAAACAGACTAACGGTCATATTGAGCGTACCGACAAAATGAAACTGTGCATGTCGCCGCTGGCAGAGGTGAACCTCACCAAAACAAACCAGTACAGGGTTAACGTGTCCGATCTGCTGGCGAAAAATTTCCCGGCGATGACCATTGAAACGGCGGTGGAATACACCTCTGACGCTGGCGAGCTGGTACAGCTTATCGCGGAGCGTCTGGGTGAACAGGATACAGTCTATTGCGCTTTCACTGAAAAAATGCGCGCCCATGCGGTAGTGGCAGATACGTCTTCCTGGAAACAGAAAAAATCCGCTGGTACCTGGGGGCGATTATTCGCCAGCCGCTGGCGTATGCACAAATGCTGGGGTGTGAGTTATGGCTGAAATGGTAACAGTGGGCTGCAAACTGCCGAACGGTCTGGTGCTGGAAGTGGGTCAGAAACGGGTTCAGGTGGCAGGCTGGCGGAATAACGCGGTTAAAATTGTGGGGGCTATGGTCTGACGCAGGTCGATAAGGTGTTTTTTGACGCCTGGCTGGCGGAGCACGGACAGCAACCTTATGTGAAAAATGGCGTTATTTTTGCGCAGGATAAGGCGAACAGTGCAGTCTCGCAGGCTACGGAGCAGAAAGCCGTTAAATCCGGCCTTGAACCGCTGCCGCAGAAAAATCCGGCTCCGGGCGTTAACCGCAATGATGAAGTGATGGGTAAACCTCAGGAGTAAACGCTATGGGTACGGTGACGTTTGACTGTCGGATGTTTGTCAGTCTGTACCCGGAGTTTTCCACGGTGACACCGGAGCTACTGACGGCGGTGTTTAACCAGGCGACCGCGTTGTACCTGGATAACACGGACGACAGTCCGGTTACCGACCTGAAGGAGCGGGAACAGCTTCTGTTCCTGCTGGTTGCGCATCTGTGCGCATTGCGGGGGCTGGGAAACGGGAGAGACGGGCAGGCTGGTCTGGTGGGGCGTATCACCAGTGCGTCGGAAGGTTCTGTATCGGTATCGGTGGATAATAGCGGCAGTAATGATGCGTCGTGGTGGTATCTCCAGACCCCCTGGGGTGCTGACTACTGGCAGGCGACAGCGCCATACCGCTCAATGCAGTATCATTCCGGGGGGTCACCTTCGCGATATCCGGGGCATTATTACCGGGGATACGGGAGGGGCGTCGATGGTAAATAAAGTCACAGGTGGCAAACAGTTCCGGCAGAAGCTGAAACAGGTTGCCGCGAACCTTTCATTGGGTAAAAAACTCAAAGTGGGTTTTCTTGAGGGAGCAACTTACCCTGACGGTACGTCAGTGGCTTATATTGCCGCAGTTCAGGAGTTTGGTGGAAGAGCGGTCATACCCGCCCGTGAGCAGACGCTCCACTTTCGCTATAACGAAAAAACGGGAGAAACCGGGCACCGCTTTGTCAAAGCCGGTAAAGGGAATTTTGTTCAGGATGTGGTTATTCCTGAGCACACGGTCACCATTCCCCCCCGTCCGTTCTTCCGTAAGATGATCGAACATAAAAGTCCCGAATGGGGCGAAAAAATGGCGACCTTATTACGGGCGAATGATTTTGATACTGCGACCGCTCTGGTGTGTATGGGAGAACATATCAAAGGGCAGTTGCAGATGTCTGTTCGCGACTGGGAAAGTCCGCCCAACGCTGCATCCACTGCCCGGCAAAAGGGTTTTAACAACCCGCTTATTGAAACCGGACATATGATGGACAGCGTTGATTATTCTGTAGACGGGGGCAAAAAATGAACTTTCACGGTATTGTTTCCGGCGCAGTACGTCGGGTAAATCCCTTTACAGACGCGCTGGTTTATCGTTCCCGCGGGAGTACACAGCAGGCAGATTATTCCCGCGTACCTGAGTATGAAGATCCGGTTTCCGTCAGGGTGCAAAAGCAGGCTGTCACCCAGGCTGATTTACGTCATCTTGATAATCTTAACCAGCAGGGAGTTTTCGCCACATTGTATACCGATGGTAACTGGTGCGGGCTTAACCGTGCCCGGCAACAGGGAGGCGATAAATTTGTTATTGGCGATGAAACGTGGCTGGTGATTGAGGTACCGGAAATCTGGCCTGACTGGACGAGGGTTATTGTATGCCTTCAGGTGTGACCCTCTCCGTTACGGAAAGCGCTCTTTATCAGGCCCTCGGTGATTATCTCCGGGGGCTTTTTTCTGATGCCGGGATTGAACGAACGCAGCAGAACCAGGTCCCGATGCCTCAGGGGAATTTCATCACCATGACGGGCATTGATGTTACCGGATTATCCACTGCGGTAGTGGCATATTCTGCGCCAGCGCAGGCTGGTGAGGGCTCTCAGCATATCACCCGTACCACAAAATGGCGTTGCCAGCTTGATTTCTACGGCCCTCACGCGGCAGATAACGCGCAGGTGCTGGCAACGCTTTTCCGGTCTGAATTTTCCGTACGGCTTTTCCGGCAGGGCGGTGGGCTGATTTCCCCGCTGTATTGCTCAGAGCCCTTTAACACCACATTCCCCAACGGTCAGCAACAGTATGAACCGCGCTGGACGCTTGATATTCAGATGCAGATTAACCCTGTGGTCACAACTTCCCTGATGTTTTTTGACAACGTGATCACCCGGACAACGGAGGCTGATAATGCCAATTCCACTCAGTAAAGATGTACAGATAAATCCCGGTGTGCTGGCTGTGGCGGGTAATGCCGTTGATCTTAACGGCCTGCTGTTGACCAGTAATCCGTTACTTCCGGTCGGCACTGTGGTTCCGTTTTCCTCTCCGGATGATGTGGCCGCGTATTTTGGTGCATTATCCGATGAGTACGCACGCGCTCAGCTTTATTTCCAGGGCTTCAAAAATGCCACCAGGACGCCGGGGCAATTGTTGTTTTCCCGTTTCAGTCCTGCCCCATCGGCGGCCTGGTTACGTAGCGGTTCGTTTAAGGGCGCGACTGTTGAACAGCTACAAAAACTTTCCGGCACGCTGATGCTGAGTATTAACGGGAAAAGCGTCAGCATTGAAGTGAATTTTAACGGTGTCGCCAGCTTCGCCGCTGCTGCAACGGCACTACAGACAGCGCTGACCGCAGCAGTGGCTACAGTGGTATTCGATACCACACAGAATGCTTTTGTCATTACTGTCGCCGGTGCGAAACCCGGGAGTACCACGATAACGTTCGGCAGTGGATCGGCAGCAGAACTCCTGAAGATGACCAGTAACACCGGTGCGGTGATATCCCGGGGCGCGCCTGTATCTGATGTCCCTGACACAATGGCAGCCATTAAGGCCGCTTCCCAGCAATGGGCGGGTTTTTCCACGGTATCTGAGGTCACTGACGAGCAACACCTGGCGTTTTCTGCATGGGCAAACGGGCAGGGCAAGCGTTACTTTTATGTGGCATGGACAACCAGCGGCAACGCCAGAGTAAAAGGCAGTACTAAACACATCGCTTACCAGATAATTGCTGTCAATAACTACAGCTCTGTTGTACCTGTTTTCGCGACTGATGGTAACCGGGCTGCAGCGGTACTGGGGTATGCAGCGTGCCTTGATTTTGTCCGACCAGAGGGGCGTGTATCATTCAAGTTCCGCGAGTATGAGGGGCTGGCCGCTGATGTTACCAGTGGCAGCGATTATGATGCGCTGATCGCCGCAGGTTACAATTTCTACGGAAAATATGCGGAAAACAGTGTGGTGGAAGATTACTGGGCGGATGGCACTATTACCGGTGATTTTAAATGGCTGGACAGTTTCTGCGGGCAAATCTGGCTGAATGCCAGTTTGCAGGGGGCGGTGATCGCGTTATTCAAGTCAAACCAGACGATCCCCTACAACAATGAAGGGCGGGCGCTGGTTGCAGCGTCAATGAGTGACGTTATCCAGCAGTACAAACGCTGGGGAGGGATCCGTGAAGGGGTGACACTGACGGAGGCGCAGAAGAAACAGATTAACAATGTTGTGGGGGCAGATGTTTCTTCAACGTTGTTTGCCACCGGCTATTACCTGTATATCGGCGATATGCTTCCCTCTTTGCGGGCAACCCGTAGCAGTCCGTCCTGTACGCTCTGGTACTGTGACGGCGGTAGTATCCAGAAACTTGTTATTGCATCCACGGAGGTCCAGTAAATGTCGGGTAACAACAACACCATCACTGCGGCGGATGCCATTATCACGCTGACAGTGAATAATCTGTATCCCTCCGGCGTACGACTTCAGGGATTTGCAACAGATAACGTTTATGGCACCGATCCACTGGTACTGGCGGAAACTGCCCGCGGTATTGACGGTAAACTGTCCGCGGGATTTGTGTACAGCAACATTATCCAGACGTTTCATATCATGCCGGATTCCCCCAGCCGGGATATTTTTGATACCTGGTCAACCACATCCCGGGCCAGTCGGGCTGTATTCCGTTGTAACGCTGTCGTCCTGCTTCCGGCGATTGGCCGTAAATATACCTGCGTGAATGGCGTACTCAAACAATGGAAAGCGCTGCCTGATGCAGCTCGTACGTTGCAGCCAGGGCAGGCGGTTATTGAGTGGGAAACCATTACTCCGGAGGTTTTTAACTGATGGCCCGTAAAGAGAAATTTATCACTATTGAAGGTCAGGGACGGGATAAGGGCAAGGTATTTCATCTTACCGAAATGTCTGCCTTACAGGCGGAATGGTGGGCGATGCGTGCCATTATGGCAATGGGGCGTGGTGGCGTGGAGTTACCGGATGATGTTCGTAGTCTGGGGATGGCTGCGCTTGCCCTTGAAGGGCTGAAAGCATTATCGAAAATTCCGCCTGATGAGGCGCGTCCGTTGATGGATGAAATGATGGACTGTGTGCAGTTTGTTCCCGATCCGAAAAAACGCAGCATCCGGAGACCGCTTGTTGAAGAGGATATTGAAGAAATCATTACCCGTCTTAATCTGCGTGCGGAGGTCTTTAAGCTGCATGTGGATTTTTTCGCTACCGTCGTCAGCTAGATATCCCCCCGCGTTATCTCGACCCCGACAGACCGTTCGGGGTGGTGGATTACGTTAATGTTCCCCGTACCATTGCGACCGTTATCTCCTCCGGTAAGGCTTCAAAAGCTGAACTGGATTCTGTCCTTGGTGTGCAGGACTTATGGGATCTGCTGGAAATAATTCATGTGGATGCCCATAACGAACAGGTGATACAGGAGAACAGAAATGGCGCAGGTACTTGATGAGCTTGTTCTGTCCCTCGGGATTGATGACAGGGACTTTACTGCCGGGGAACAGGCAGTACATGCTGCCCTTAACCGGCTCACGACGGTGATGGAAGGTGTCGCTGACACATTCAGTCAGGGACAGAAGAAAACCAGTGAATCACTGGAAAAAACCGGAAAAGATGCTGATAAAACGGCCCGTCGAATGGAAGATGCCGGGAAACGGGCGTCCCGTTTTTTTTCAGGGATCCGTAGCGAGATTCTGGCTCTTGCGGGTGTCAGTCTGACGCTGGGGGGGCTGAAGAACCTGGTAACAGGTTTTGCCCGTGATCTGAACCGTCTGTCCGTGGAATCTGATGCTTTTGGCATGAAGGCCAGAAATCTGGACGGATGGTTACGGGCTGCGCGGGCAAATAATGTTGATGAAGGGGAAATGTCTGGGGCATTTTCCCGGCTTGCAAATGCAAAAGCGGCCTTCAGAGCCGGAAGGTCCTTTGATCCTGTGTTACAGGATTTGTTTCAGGTTGCAGCCAGGGCGGGCATTAGGCTGTGTCCCTTAATCATCTGAGCTATAGTAACTGTCTGTTTACACAACATATTGAACTATGGCTCGCTACGACCTTCCCGATGAGGCATGGACCATCATCAAGCCCCTGTTACCTCCTGAACCCGCCACACCACGGGCCGGACGCCCATGGGCTGAGCACCGTAAAATCATCAATGGCATGTTCTGGGTGTTATGTTCCGGTGCACCATGGCGCGATTTACCCGAACGATATGGGTCATGGAAAACTGTTTATAACCGCTTTAACCGATGGTCAAAGTCAGGCGTGATTAATATTATTTTCAACAGGTTGCTTTCGCTACTTGATGCAAACGGCTTTATTGACTGGTCTGCCACCGCGCTGGATGGCAGTAATATCCGGGCGCTGAAATGTGCCGCCGGTGCTCAAAAAAACATCCCGATATCGACGGAGATAATGGGCTGGGTCGCTCTCGCGGCGGTTTTGGCACCAAAATCCATCTGGCAACAGACGGAAGTGGCCTCCCGTTAAATATCGTGCTAAGCCCCGGACAAGCTCATGAAAGCCAGTTCGCGCAACGACTTCTGGACGGGATTGGCGTTCAGCGTCAGAACGGCAGCATGAAACGCCGTGGACATGCGGTACTGGCTGATAAAGCGTATTCAGGGCGCGCATTGCGCAACGAGCTGAAAAATAACGGTATAAAGGCAGTAATCCCCCGAAAGTCAAATGAGAAAATGGCATCGGATGGACGTGCACAGCTTGATCGTGATGCGTACCGCAATCGTAATGTCGTTGAACGGTGCTTTGGGCGGCTGAAAGAATATCGCCGCATCGCCACGCGTTACGACAAAACGGCGAGAAATTACCTGGCGATGGTGAAACTGGGCTGCATCCGACTCTTTTATCAACGCTTACGTAATTAAGGGACACAGCCTAGTGTTGATTTAAATACTGACAGCACTGAAGCCATCATGCGCAAGCTGGCGGTTATTTTTCCGCGACTGACAAAGTCCGAACAAACTGCCTACGGCAACGCGCTGGGCTTCAGTTATGCCGGACAGCAGTTTCTTGGCTCCGGTCATGCGCTGAAAGATGTGGACGAATTTACTTCCCGTTCGCAGGTTACGCCGGGGCGTATAGCGCTGGCCCGTAAGCTACGAAAAGAGCTTGTTGAGCTCGATCAGACCTGGTCCGGCATCGGGATGACGATTAGCACCGCGTTGATGCCGTACGCGCTGAAGCTCAGCCACTGGCTGGAGACACTCGGTGACTGGATGCAGCAACATCCGGAGGAAGTGAACAGGTTTATCACCACATTTCTGAATGACGTTGAGTCAGTGGCCTCCCTGGCGAATAAGGCTGCCGGAGAACTGGGGGGCTGGCAGAATGCCATTATTACGCTGATCGGGCTGAAAGTGGCGTCATGGGTGCGGGGGGCTGACAAAAGCCCTCAGTGGCCCCGGAGGCCTTCTTTTTGCGATAACGGCGCTTTACCCGGTTGTTGACGGATTACTGACATCCATTGTTGGCAGGGAAAATAAGGACTGGCTGGATTCACATGGTTTTTTCTGGGCTTCAGACGGGACTTTCTTTTTCAATAAGAAAGAGATGGAGACGTATCAGACAAAACTGGATGCCGGAGAAAAGCCTGGCAACATCACCCGGGCACAATCACCCACAGTATGGCAGCAGGGCATGCTGGATACTCAGGCTTCTCAGGCAACCGGGAGGGAAGCAGCCTTCGGTGAATCCTGGCTACAGGGTATGCGTGCGACGCAGGAAAAACTCGGTAATGCCATGCAAAACCGCCAGCGACCGACGAAGACCGGGGAAGCCCTGTTAGGCTGGCTGCAACCGAAACTGTCTCAACTGGAGGAAAAATATAACCTGCCGCCCGGACTGCTGCGCAGCGTTGCGATCACCGAATCCCGTGGTAATCAGTTTGCCGTCTCACCTGCTGGTGCGATGGGACTGTTTCAGTTCATGCCGAAGACGGCCAGTGAATTTGGTCTGAGGGGAACGATGCCTTTGATCCCGAAAAAGCCGCTGATGCCGCCGCGAGAAAACTTGGTGGCCTGATACGTTTTTTTCATGGCGATCTGGCTAAGGCTCTGGCGGCATATAACTGGGGAGAGGGAAATGTTCAGCGTAAGGGACTGGCTGCTGCTCCGGAGGAGACCCGCAACTATATTCCGCGGGTGCTGGCGAACCTGCCTTATCCGGGTGCGGCAATGGCCATACGGTCGCGCCATCCTGCGCCTGTATCGCAGTCCACCGTAACGGAAACCACGCATATCGGGACACTGAATGTCACCACAACGTCGGACAATGTGAAGGGTATTACCGATGACGCACGTCGGCGTATCACGAATTCGGCGCTTGTGTCGGTTTATTCCAGCGGGGTAACAGGATGAGTTTTTCTTTCGATAATATTTCCCTGAATAACTTTTCGCTCAGTGAAAGTAACGTACTGAGTGCAGTTCGTGGCGGCGGTGTCCTGGGACTCATTAACAGTGTACTGGCACCGTCATTCGGTATTTATTACGCACGGAATGATCCGGCAGGTGCCCATCAGAAGGGTGGCAAACCTTTCTCCCCGGATTCTTTTGTTGTCGTTGAGGTGGGCGCGGAGGCTTCTGTTTCCACCGTCCCCGTGGAGCAGGGGGCTTATACCACCTTTAATAAAATCCAGAGATCGCCGGAACTGCATGTGACTTTCACTGTAGAGGGGTGGACGGCCTTTTCCGGATCCGTCCCGAACCTGACAAATTTTTCCACCACCTCGCGGACGAATGTGCTGGAAACGCTTGAAAGGATGCGTACCACGGCAGGACTCTACGATATTGAGACGCCGGACAAGACATGGACATCCTGCGACCTTGTGAAATATGACTACCGAATGCGAAGTAATAATGGTCCGACCTTACTGACGGTTACTGCGGTATTTCAGACCGTAATGAATACAGGAGAGGTGTCAGTGGGAAGTACGGATAAGTCGTCTCCCACGGACAACGATAAAGCAAAAGGGGCCGCATCGGTTAAAACGCAGTCAGTTACGGCGTCGGTGACACAACCGTCAGACGCTGACAGACGAAGCGCCACGAACAGGGGGATCACCTGATGCTGGAAATTGTTTTATCTCCCGTTAAAGCCCAGCAGTTTACGGTGACACTGGGCGCTCAGGTCTGCACCATTCGCCTGAATCAGCGTACTACGGGGATGTATATCGATATCATTGTTAATGGTGAACCGTGCCTGTATGGCGTGCTGTGTCTGAATAATAACCGGATTGTCCGGTACGGATACCTGCCGTTTCAGGGGGACCTGTTTTTTACCGACACGGAGGGGAATAGTGACCCTGACTGGCGGGGGCTCGGATCCCGGTACCGGCTCTACTGGCTGTTACCTGAGGAACTGATATGAGCTACAGACAACGTAAAATAACGGTGGAGTTCACTCTTTCAGACGGACGAACGTTTGGTAATGGCCAGGGCAATATGCTGACCATTACCGACGCAAGCTGTTTTGCCAGTATTGGCGTATATGGAGGGGTGGCTGGTACACAAATCACGCTGTATATCTGGGGAATGTCACCGGCGCATATGACGAATTTAAGCTGGCGCGGTGTGTGGCGACAGGAGCAGAGTACCGCAAATAAAATGCGGCTGTGGGCCGACGGGCGGCTTATTTTTGAAGGTGATATTACTGATGCATACGCCGACTACAACCAGGCGCCGGATATTCCGCTCATTCTGACAGGACAGATTCATTTTAATCTGCGTAATCAGCCGGCGGCAGATTTCAGCGCAAAGGGCGATGTTGCGGTTGCAGATATTATCCGTGCGCTGGCGTCAACTGTCGGGCTTGGATTTGAAAACCAGGGGGTCAGCCGCAGTCTGTCTGACCCGCATTTTTCCGGTAATGTTGTACAACAAATGCTGGATGTCGCTTCAGCCGCCGATATTAACATTGATCTGGGGAATGTGGAGAAAGTCACCATCTGGCCGAAAGGGCAGAACCGGAATATTCCGCCGGTACTGATTTCGCCGGATCACGGACTGACTGGCTATCCGGTTTACACCATGACCGGACTCAGCGCCACCACGATATTCTGCCCCGATCTCTTTACTGGCAGGCCAGCGCATCTGGAATCGTCACTGCCTGATATGACGGGCGATTATACGATCACAGGGGTGATACACACCATTACTTCGCGAACCGTGGGCGGTCCGTGGAGTTCCAACTGTACCATGATGAGGGCTGAAGAAAATGGCACAACCACTCAGTAACCCGACAGACGTGAACAGCGAAATCAATGCACAGGACTTTATGCTGCGGCAGTTTCTCGGACGTCATGCGTTTATCACTCTGGGACGGGTGGTAGCCGTGGAAGAGGGATTTATTGAGGCCCGACCGATGGTAATGGGCGTTGCAGCAGACGGTTCCCCGGTTGAACATGAGGTGATTTATAACATTCCCGTATGGCGACTACAGGGGGGCGGTAATGCGGTGATTATGCCGCCACATGTGGGGGATATCGGTTTTCTTGCCATCTGCGATCGGGATATCAGTGCGGTAAAAGCCACGCGTCAGGCTGCGATGCCGGGATCAAAGCGTACCCATAATTATGCTGATGCCATCTGGCTGGGTGGCGTGCTCAACGGTGATCCCGTCCAGTTTGTGGTATTTGATGACAACCAGATACGGATTGTATCTCCCTGGAAAGTGGAGATATCCGCGCCTGAGGGTGTGATTAATGCGCCGAAAAGCTTCACCGTTAATTCACCACAAATTGCGCTGAACGGCGATACCGCCGTCAGTAAGGGGCTTGACGTTACCGGGCAGTCCAGGCTTTCCGGCGGTTCGAACATCGGGGGTATTGATTTTGGAAACCACGTTCACGGCGGCGTTGAGTCCGGCGGCTCAACCACGCAGGGACCCCGGTAAACAGGAGAAAACATGCAGTCACGATCACTTCTTCTTGACACCGGGACATGGGATATCCTGCTTGATGATACCGGAAATCTTGCCATTACTGATAATCCCCATGCGGTAGCTCAGGATGTGGCGTGTGCGTGCAGTACTTTTCTGGGGGAGTGCTGGTACGACTCAACGGCTGGCATACCTTACTGGCCACGCATCCTCGGACACTGGCCCGGCACACAACTGGTGAATGCCACTCTGCAACAGGAAGCACTTAAACTGCCGACCGTGAGCGCCGCTGTCTGCCAGGTCACAGCTGATCAAACCCGGACAGTAACAGGTGTGCTGCGTATTACAGATACCAATAATGACATTTTTACGGTATTGCTATGAGTGAAAATAAATCTTTTTCTACCGCAGTGCCCGCTGTACAGATTTCGGATCGCGGGCTGAATGTGCCGGATGAAGCGGATATTCTGAGCGGCAGGCTTGCTGATTTTTCGGCGGCGCTGGGCGGGGCCATGAGTACCAGTCTGAGCAGTCCGCAGGGACAACTTGCATCCAGCGAAAGCGCCATTATTGCGGATAAAAACGACCAGTTGCTGTATATCGTTAACCAGATCAACCCTGACTTTTCCAGTGGTCGCTTTCAGGATGCAATAGGCAGGATTTATTTCCTGGAGCGCCGCGGGGCCACAGGTACGACAGTAACAGCGACCTGTACCGGGCTGGTTGGCACGCTGATCCCGGCGGGCAGTATGGCGCAGGATGAGGCCGGTTATAAGTATGTCAGTCAGTCAGACGTCACTATCGGCGCATCAGGGCAGGTTGATGCGGTATTTCTGAATTTGTCCACCGGCCCCGTCGGCTGTCCTGTGGGGACGCTGAATAAAATTTATAAGGCAATACCTGGCTGGTCAGGTGTCACTAACGCCAGTGCCGGTGTGCCGGGCAGCGATGAGGAAACCCGTGCGGACTTTGAAAACCGCCGACGTAATTCAGTTGCCCGTAATGCCCGGAATATTCTGGAAGCCATCCGGGGTGAAATACTCTCCACGGTAGAAAACGTGGTGGATGTTTACGTCACCCATAATCCGAAAAAAACAGAACAAAAAGCCGGAGTCAGTCAGTATCCATTAACACCCGGTTCGCTTTATGTTGGCGTGTACGGCGGCAGCCCGGCAGATATCGCGGCGGCCATCTGGCGTAAGGCTCCGCCGGGTATTGATATGAATGGCAACACAACGTTCACTGTTGCAGATAAGGAGTACGATCCGCCGTATCCTGAATACGTGATCAGCTGGCAGACACTCAAACCCGTCAGTCTGCATGTCAGTGTGACGCTGAAAAAAAGTGACTACCTGCCTTCAGATATTACCCGACAGGTACAGCAATCCGTGCTGGACGCATTTAATGGTACAGATGGTGGTCTGCGGGCAAGGGTTGCCTCTGTTGTCTCTGCCGGGCGCTACTATGCCGGCATTTACAAAACCGATCCGGAACATATTGATATTCTGGGCCTTACTGTGAGCCGTGACGGTTCGTCATGGACAACGGCTGTCACTTTCGGGATAGATGAGATTCCGGTTCTGGATGTGTCGGATATCAGTGTGAAACTCTAGGAGGCATAACGTGCAGAATGTGGCTGCCACTGTGCTTGCGCAGTATGCTGCCAGCCCCCGACTCAATGCCCTCATTAACAGTTAACATGACGGGTATTAAAAGCTAACTCACTGATTTTAATAAGCCTCTTGTGTCACTTTGGTGACCATGGGACATCATTGGGACATAATCTGCCAGCTTCTGATTCAGCATTGCGATCTGTTCTGCATTGCTGTCAGTCATCCATGCTCCGTATACATTGAACACCATCTGGGCACTTGCATGCCCCATCTGGCTGGCAATGAAGCTTGGATTTGCTCCGGCAGATAATGACCAGCACGCATAAGTGTGTCGTGACTGGTATGCCTTTCGATGCCTGATGCCTGCACGTTTAATGGCTGTTTCCCATGAGTCGCCAATGGAATCTACCTTGTAGATAAAACCTACCTGTTTGCTTTTTCTAACCACCTGGGGGTTAAATACGAAAGTACATTCATGATTTACTGAACGTCCATATTCACGTAGTTGAACCTTGATGTTGTGCTGCTTACCCAGTCTTGTCATTTCAGCCTGATTTTTCAGGACACTGATAGCGGGCTGGATAAGATGCACAACCCTGTTTGTACTTGCTTCAGTTTTAGGTAGAGTGAACTCACCGAGTTTCGTATAATTGCGCCTGATAGTAATTGTTCCTGCTTTCAGATCGATATCTTCCCAGGCCAGGGAGACCAGTTCACCATGACGCATTCCTGTGTACACAGCCAATGACCACAGGTTTTTTGTCTGCTGATGCCGGCAAGCATCTATCAGGCGAATAAATTCGTCACGAGTTAGCGGATCTGGTTCTGCCCTGGCTCTTTTAAGAGGCTTAATTCCCTCGAAGGGATTTGCTTCTATGTAACCGTGATCTGCAGCAAACTGAAACATTCCAGCGATTGTTGTCATGTAATAATTTACTGTGACAACGCTTCGTCCTTTTACTGGAGCTTTACCTTTTGTTGGATTTTGGTATCCGGTCAGCAAATCTTTCCTGATATACAGCAATTCCTCTTTGGTCACTGCTGATACCAGTCGGTTGCCACCAATCTTCGGAACCATCATCCTTGCAATGGATTCATAGCGATTGAATGCATTTGCAGAGATTTCCATTCGTTTCAGATCCAGCCATTTTTCTTCAAGTTCTTTCACCGTAATTTCTTTTTTATTTACCCCAAAAGCCTTGAGGTTAGGAGAGTCAGGGAACTGCGCAGCATAATCAAAATTTCCTGTACGAATGGCAAAACATACAGATGTCCGCAGCTCTCCGGCGATCTTCCTGTTCTTGGCAGTGTCAGGGACACCAAGATTTTCCCTGACACGTTTACCTTTAAAATTAAACCAGATGCGTAATGTGCCACCGTGGTTTTCGACGCCTGTTGGATATTTGACTTTATCCATTGATACCTCCAGACGCCCAAGAGCGATACGAGCTTACATACTTCATGGCATTAAATCACCCAGGTTGTTTGTTTTTCATTGAAGAGACCCAGGCATCTATTGCTTTTCTGTTATACATACATTCGCTGGATGGCTTTGGATTACCGTCTGGTGATACGTGAATATACTCTCTTCCTACCATCCAGCATTCTTTCCGGGCTCGGAGAATTGTGCCTGGTTTGAGCCCGGTAATTGCGATAAGAACGCTTTCACAAACCCATTCATTGGGAGCCAGTTGAATCACATTGCCCATGCATTACCTCACACAACACTCAGCCCACGGCAGTGGCACCACACTTCAAACATTCGTTTCACAATTTCACGACAGTAGAAACCGTCAACATCTCGCGTCAGGTCATAGCGATTGCCGTAACGCTGGCGTACCCATAGCTCAAACGCTTTATTCATTCTTTACTTCCTTTTCATGGCCCGTAATTTTTTCAGATGAGCTTCCTGCTCTGTTTCTGCCAGAATTTGTCGGTATTCCTGGTGATCGATCCGTTCAAACAGTTCATTGAAATCGTTTATTTTTACTGACTGTGTTCGCCCATCCATTCTTCTGTACAACACAGTGTTGTTTATGCAGCGAATAATTTTTACCGGGTAACCGGCACTGTCGGTATACAGTTGTCCCTGATTAATCAAAGCGAACATTTTTTCTCCTGCTCTCTGAATAGTGAGAACTTCAGAGCCGTATGTTTGTAGCGGGTTCAATACTGATAATTTCTGCTGAGATAAGTGAGGTGTACTGGCAATAGCGGACACTACCATTTGTTCTTTTTTTAAGCAGCCATCTGATGATATTTTTCCCTGAAGGCTGCCGGGGAGATATTCCCCAGACGAGAGTGACGACGCTGACGATTGTAGAAAATCTCAATGTATTCCCGTATTACTGAGATGGCTTCATCCCGGTTATTAAAACGATAGTGGCTCAGGCTCTCATTTTTCAGCGTTCCCCAGAAGCTTTCCATCGGAGCGTTGTCGTAACAGTTACCTTTACGCGACATTGATGTTTTCAGACCAAACTGCTCCTGTATGACCCGGTAATCGTATGCGCAGTACTGTGAACCTCGATCAGAGTGGTGGATTAGCCCGGCAGGTGGGCGCTGGCTCCTGAGCGCCATAAACAGGGCTTTACCTGTCAGCTCTTTTGTCATGCGCTCTCCCATGGCGTAGCCGACAATTTCGCACGTATAAACATCTTTGATGCCAGCGAGGTACAACCATCCCTCCTGTGTGGCAACATACGTCAGGTCCGCCACCCAGACCTGATTTGGTGCTGTAGGAGCGAACGTCTGGTTCAGCAGATTTGGCGCAACTGGCAGATTGTGGTTCGAGTTCGTAGTCGCTCTGAACTTGCGTTTCTGCTTACAGCGTAGCCTTAGCTCCTTACGAAGACGTGCCAGTCGGTCACGACCAACGATGATGCCATTCTCTGCCAGCTCCGTCTGGAGCCGCCGGGTTCCATATGTTTCGCGAGTGCGGATATGTGCCACCTTAATCTCCAGTTTTAGCCGCTCATCACTTTGTTTTCTGTCTGAGGGTTCATGCTGTACCCAGTTGTAATAACCGCTCCTGGATACACCAAATACCTGACACATCGCTTCAATGGGAAATTGTTGTCGCCATTGTTCGATTAACGCGTATTTTTCAGCGACTCCTGTGCAAAATACGCTGTTGCTTTTTTTAATATATCTCGCTCAAGGCGAGCTTCATTTAACGCCTTACGCAGTTGCAGAATTTCAGATTCCAGTTCAGCCACCGTGCGGGAACCAGGAGTACCGAGCCCTTTTCTGGCGGCGGTAACCCATTGTCCTAAAGTGCCTTCAGGAAGGGATAATCGGGAAGCGCCTTCACTGATCGAAAGTTAATTTTCAAGAACCGTTCTGACAGCTTCGGCTTTGAACTCTTTAGAGTAACGTTGGGTTTTTCTGCTCATTATTAGCTCCTTCTGATGCCATTCTATTTCAGGAAGGAGTGTCCGTTAAACTCAGGCTACCTCAAAGCATCCCGGCAAGCCAGAGCTCTCCGGACAGGTCTTCATCCTGACATATCAGTTCGCCAATATTAATGGTGGCCATGATATCTGTTTCCCCTGTGCGCTCATCCTCGACTTCTTCATAAGGCAGCGTTGCGTACAGGCTTTCAATAGCGCAACTGATAACATCCAGTCCGGTCAGATTGCCGCCGACAGTAACTTCGAATGTTTCGCGGTATTCCCATAGTCCGAAAGTTAATCGAACGGTTTGTTTTGCCATGCGTCCGCATGACGTCAGATTCGGGTCATAGTTCATTATTTGCGGTTGAGTATTCTGGGTGTTCATCTGCATTTCCCTTAGCCCGGCGGCCTGCCGGGCATATAAGTTATTTAATCTGGATAAATGGTGTATTGGCACCACTGGTCATGTATTGCGGCAGTGTACCGTTCCACTTGTTGATGGCTTCCAGCTCCATGACGCCTGGGTTCTGGCGTAGAGCTTCGCCGCGTAAACGAATGGCATCGGCTTCTGCCTGGGCTTTTGTTCGAATGGCATCAGCCTGTCCGGCAGCTTCCGCACGTAGCATGTTGGCCTCCGCTTCACGTTGCTTGACTTCCTGTTCGCGCTGCAGGGTTTTCTGGTTTGCCGTGACTTTGGCGTTAATGCTGTCGATAACGGTTGGAGGGTATTCCGGTTTACCTACATAAGAGAGGCTCATTACCTGAATGCCGATGGGTGTCATCTCTTCCTGAATGTCTTTAAGTGCGGCATCCAGTAGTTCAGACTTGCCGCCGTCGATAAATTTGTCAGTGGTCATTTTGCTGGCCAGCCGATTGAGTGCGTCGGCAATTTTCTGGCGCAGGTCAGTGTCGGTAATGTCATCCACGCCTTTGCGGTAAGTCTGAAAGACTGTGGTAACTTTGGATGGATCAACTTTGTAGGCCACGCCGATGTGATAGCCGATGGTTGTGCCGTCACTCATCTGGAAACTGAACGGTTCATCGTAGGTCTTCATTTGCTTGAAGGTCGGGAAAATGTAAACTTCTGAACCGCCCCGGTTTTCCTGGAGAGTGTTTTATCTGTGAACTCAGGCTGCCAGATCATCGTTTCCGATGGAAGCATAATAAGCTTTTTCTGCTTCTGCCGGAGGAGTATGGCCCAGCCTTTCCAGCAATCGTCGATTGTTATACCAGTCCACCCACGTGAGTGTGGCCAGTTCCACTTCTGCACGGTTTTTCCAGCTCTTACGGTGTATTACCTCCGCTTTGTAAAGACCATTGATGCTCTCCGCCATCGCGTTGTCATACGAGTCGCCTGTACTTCCTGTTGATGCCAGTAATCCGGCTTCCTTAAGCCGCTGTGTGTAGCCCAGCGATACATACTGAGAACCTTTATCACTGTGATGGACCGTGCCGGACGGTCGACGGGCCCATAACGCCTGCTCCAGTGCATCCAGCACGAATGTCGTGTCCATGGACGATGAGACCCGCCACCCCACGATGTATCCGGCAAACACATCAATGATGAACGCCACATAGACGAAGCCCTGCCATGTGCTGACGTAAGTAAAATCAGCCACCCACAGCTGGTCAGGTCGTTCTGCCACGAACTGACGGTTTACGCGGTCGCCTGCGGCAACGGCTTTCCGGCTGATGGTCGTACGGACCTTTTTACCCCGGAGAACACCGGCAAGTCCCATAACCGCCATGAGACGTGCCACAGTGCATCTGGCCACTCTGATACCTTCCCGTAACAACTGACGCCAGACTTTACGCACACCGTATACCTTGTGATTTTCATCGTATACGCGCTGTATCTCTTTCTTCAGCCACTCATCGCGCTGCGCACGGGCACTGCGTTTATCCGGATGATGTCGCTGTTGCTGACAGTGGTAATACGTTGACGGGGCAATATGCAGTTCGCTGCATAGCGGTCCGACCCCGTACTGCTCACGCAGCTTATCCAGCAGTGGCATTATTTTTTCCAGAGGCGGTCGAACTCCGCCTTCGCAAAATAAGCGGAAGCCTGGCGAAGGATATCGTTACTGCGGCGCAGTTCACGATTTTCACGTTCCAGCTCTTTCAGACGCTGACGTTCAGCGGTGGTGAGCCCGCCATCACCGCCTCCGGTATCCCGCTCATGCTGGCGTACCCGGACACGCAGAGTCTCCGGTGTACAGCCAATCTTTGGGGCAATGGAACAAATTGCCGCCCACTGTGAGTCATATTCGCCCTGACTTTCCAGAACCATACGAATCGCCCTCTGACGGACTTCGGGGAAAAACGAGTATTTTTAGTCATCCTGTTTACCTCTTTCTCAGGAAGTTTAGTCTCCAGGATTCCCGGGGCGGTTCACTTCAGTATTCCAGCCAGTCCAGTAGCGACCAACACCGACCACTTCACCGACACCTTTGTCGTCGCCCAGTTTGTTGACTTTGATACCCACATTACCTGGTTCAACGCGATCGCAACCTACAAGTCCGAAGACAGCCAGACTGACCGCGAAAACAAGCGCAATTGTTTTTTTCATTTTTCCCTCCCGGGGAAAGAAAGACCCTTATAAATGGCATAAATGCAGGGCGGGGTCAGACACGCCAGAGCAAAGCCAGAAATCACTGCTACCGTATCCTTCATTGATATGAGGGCCGGAACGATTAATCCGTAAATACATGCGATAATTGCCAGTGATATAACTATTCTGAAATAAATGTTCATGGTCCTCCTGATGTATTCGGCTTGCCTTATTTAATTGCGTCATGGTTAATTTCGTTTACGTCAGAATGGTTTTGTTGCCATCAGTTCGTAATATCCGGCGCTCCATGTGTCATATTTTCTGAACCATTTTTCTGTATACTGTTTCCTGGCGATGAGTCTGCGCAGTCGTCTGATTGTTCGCTGGTGTGCGCGGGTATACTCTGTGGTTGATTCTCCACGTTTCCATATCTCATTCCCGTTGAAGATAAAACGCTTGTCAGGATGGCGTTGTCGGAATCCTGAACGTTCAAAAGCGCGGGTGGTCATAAAGAATGCCAGGTAACGAATTGCCGTTTTTCGGGTGAGGCATTTTTTTTGTTCTTCCGTGGCGTGTTACAAAAAATAACGGGCCGACGGGTGTATCATGTTTCTGTAATGCCTGGTCAATGGCGCTGGCGGTGCGGTTGTCGATCATTTCTTTATTTCCCCCGAATAACGTTCATGACTCATTACTTCCCAGTTCCGGCCGTCGTCTTTCGATAACAGCCGCCAGCGACGGTTAACCTTCAGACTGAGATATCCGTTGCGCTGTATCCGATGCGGGAATATACGTCGGCATCTGTACCGCCGCAGGACCAGCAACGCCTGCTGGTGGACCCACTCAGGAATTCGTGTTGCTGTTAATGTCACTGGTTTCCTCCTGAGCAGGTGCTGTTATCTGATACCCCGCTCTTTCTGCCAGCCGTATGAATGTATCCATGCTGGCAATCAGCTCTCCATCGCGGACTTTGCAGACATCTGTTACCTGGCCATTTTCAATTGTCATAACGATCTGTGAGGTAGCCTGAGTTTAACGGACACTCCTTCCTGAAATAGAATGGCATCAGAAGGAGCTAATAATGAGCAGAAAAACCCAACGTTACTCTAAAGAGTTCAAAGCCGAAGCTGTCAGAACGGTTCTTGAAAATCAACTTTCGATCAGTGAAGGCGCTTCCCGATTATCCCTTCCTGAAGGCACTTTAGGACAATGGGTTACCGCCGCCAGAAAAGGGCTCGGTACTCCTGGTTCCCGCACGGTGGCTGAACTGGAATCTGAAATTCTGCAACTGCGTAAGGCGTTAAATGAAGCTCGCCTTGAGCGAGATATATTAAAAAAAGCAACAGCGTATTTTGCACAGGAGTCGCTGAAAAATACGCGTTAATCGAACAATGGCGACAACAATTTCCCATTGAAGCGATGTGTCAGGTATTTGGTGTATCCAGGAGCGGTTATTACAACTGGGTACAGCATGAACCCTCAGACAGAAAACAAAGTGATGAGCGGCTAAAACTGGAGATTAAGGTGGCACATATCCGCACTCGCGAAACATATGGAACCCGGCGGCTCCAGACGGAGCTGGCAGAGAATGGCATCATCGTTGGTCGTGACCGACTGGCACGTCTTCGTAAGGAGCTAAGGCTACGCTGTAAGCAGAAACGCAAGTTCAGAGCGACTACGAACCCGAACCACAATCTGCCAGTTGCGCCAAATCTGCTGAACCAGACGTTCGCTCCTACAGCACCAAATCAGGTCTGGGTGGCGGACCTGACGTATGTTGCCACACAGGAGGGATGGTTGTACCTCGCTGGCATCAAAGATGTTTATACGTGCGAAATTGTCGGCTACGCCATGGGAGAGCGCATGACAAAAGAGCTGACAGGTAAAGCCCTGTTTATGGCGCTCAGGAGCCAGCGCCCACCTGCCGGGCTAATCCACCACTCTGATCGAGGTTCACAGTACTGCGCATACGATTACCGGGTCATACAGGAGCAGTCTGGTCTGAAAACATCAATGTCGCGTAAAGGTAACTGTTACGACAACGCTCCGATGGAAAGCTTCTGGGGAACGCTGAAAAATGAGAGCCTGAGCCACTATCGTTTTAATAACCGGGATGAAGCCATCTCAGTAATACGGGAATACATTGAGATTTTCTACAATCGTCAGCGTCGTCACTCTCGTCTGGGGAATATCTCCCCGGCAGCCTTCAGGGAAAAATATCATCAGATGGCTGCTTAAAAAAAGAACAAATGGTAGTGTCCGCTATTGCCAGTACACCTCACTGCACTTTTTCGTGCACAACAGATACAGGGGATAAATTAGCCATCAGTTAATTCCTCCTCTGATATATTTTTCTTTCGCGTAATCAATAACCTCTTGTAAAAGGTTGTCTATAATTAACTTTCCGGTTTCAGCCTGGTATTCAGTATGTTGATTAATCCCGATAGCATTCTGGTATGCAGTTCGGATTTCTGTTTCACCCTCCACTCGACCCAATTCACCACGGGTAATACCTTCAAAGCGCAACAGCAACTGGTTTATAAACTGTTCTGTTATTTCTATGGTCGTAATGTTCCCATCCAGAAGGTCAACAATAAGCAGATCACCACCTGTTTTACGTTTTATTCGATGGAGTGCCGCAACAGCTATACGGCGACGATATGTATTAATGGGTTCATGTGTCATTTGTTATTTCCCGTATGCTTTACGCAGAAATAAGCAGGCAATATGCATGTAATTTTCACCGTATTGTGCAATAAGGCTGGCGGTCTTGTGTGATGCCATATTCTTTATAAAAGTCATAATAAAGCCTCCTGTGGATTAAGGTTGTAACAATCCCCGGTGATAAAACCGCAATAAACGTTCAGGGCATATTTGTTGTTATTGCGCTAATTCTTTTTCGGCAGCAGCTTTTGAATACTCACATGCAAAGTCCAGAATATCGCTGCCAAGTGCTTTCGTTACGAGGTTACTGGACATATGTAATACCTGTGTTGCATGCAATAAATGATAAACATTTACCGCAAATGAATCAGGCTCCAGACAAATGCCTTCGTAATTATCTTGCTGTGAGGTTGTTTCTGTCATTGCTCCTGAAGTGCATGCGAGCCTGTTTTTGACAATTCTCTTTCCTCTAATCACTATATCGGCAACATCTATTGCCTTTACAACCTCCGGGAGAAGTTCCGGGTTTGTATAATCAAAGTCATCAACATGGAGAACAGTTATGTTTTCGAACTTTTTCATGGCTTCCTCAGCTGACTTATATGTTCTGCTATATAGCGAGTCTCAGAAGTGTTTTCATATTGAGACTGTTTCCGCAATGATTGATAAAAATGTTCGCATGTACCTTGAGGGCCGAAGCGGCGATTATGTCACCATTGGTATTGGTTCTTCCGTAGAAGAGCTTCGCGAGATAAGGGGCAAACTTATTGAGATGCGTCATGGTGTTGCTGCTCCTCACTTTTTGGTTGCTCCGGAGGAGTAACCTCACCAGTTAACAGCCACATCGGATCGCAGCCAAGAATATTTGCCAGTGGGATAAGCATACTGATAGTTGGTTCATACTCTCCGCTCTCCCACTGGATGATAATTTCTTCATCGAGATCGAGCAGCCTGGCGAGTTCGGCTGTTGTTAAGCCGCAGGCTTCGCGTTGGGTGCGAAGGCGGTTGTTGATTGCAGAATTTTTGTTCTGTAAAAGCATTGCTGACGATAGCTTTCTGGATATGCTATTTGTCATATCCCATGCCAGTCCTGCGCATGACTCTATATCGCTAGAGAGCGTAGCATCTGCCGTTGCTTTTGCTATTAGTGTAATGAGGCTGCCGAGGTTTTTCAGTTCTTCGAGACAGTCAAGAGTTGTAGCTTTATTGATCATGAGATGATACCTCAGTTACGAACTTTGTTTTATGGTAACTAAAGTATCAAGGTGTTGCAAGTGTTTTTGATACTTAGGTTTCTTTTTGTATTTTGTATCTGGTCAGAAAATATCCCATCTGGCATCAACCACAACGCCTACTATTTCGCAATCATTGTCCATTTCTATGATTGGGTATTGTGGATTAAGGGGCTTTAGAAACGCCTTTCCCATTTCAGAAATATATTTTTTGAATGTTGCTTCATTGGTGGATTTTTTTCTGGCAATGACGTAACACCCTGAAAAAACTTCTTTATCTGGGTTGACAAGGATCGACATTCCTTCAGGAAATGTTATTCCTATAGGCGAAGTCATTGAGTCTCCGTGCACTTCCAGCCAGAACCCCCTCTCACCAGCGTATTTTACAGAATGCCTCCAGTTATCCTGATCATACATGTTGTAGTCATCACCTGCAGTTGTGAATAATCCTGCCTGAACCCAGTTAATTACAGGGTAAGAGTGTGCTGTGTCCCTCTGGGGGCAACTCTTAACATTATTTTCCCAATGCTTACCTTTCTCATCTCCGTTCTGAAGCCACTGCGGTGAACACTGCAGTGCAGCTGCGACTTTAAAAAGGGTGTCACCGTTGAAACTTTTTGTAAGGCCTTGCTCGGCTTTACTGATTGCAACTCTGGTGACCCCTGCTTTTTTAGCCAACGCATCTTGCGTTAACCCAGCTTTTTGTCGTGCGTTGATTAGGCGTTCACCTAAAGATTTCATTTTTCTTCTCCTTTCATGGCTGCTGATACTAAAGTAACAGAATATCTTGATACTTTGGATTCTCATGTTTAACATTCTTGGATAACAGAGTATCCGGTGTGAGGCTAAAGAATGACCCTTTATGAAATATTAAAAACTCAATTTAAAACCAATGCCGCTATTGGCCGCAGGTTTCCAAAGAAAGGAAAGCCTCGTGGTAGTCAGGGAGTTGGAAAGTGGAAAACGCGGGGCGTTCCGGAGGATGTTGCCATTCTCTGCCATCTGGATCCGAACATTCCATATACACATCCAAGCTTAGCGCACACAGAGGATGAGAAGTGATGGTGGTGATATGAGCGAAAAAATAACTATTAAATACGATGGGGCAACCATTTCGATTGCCCCAATCACATTAGCGTTCGCTGAGAAGTTGTTGGTAAGCCTTAAAGGATGCGAACTGCATTCTACCTTTGGCATTGAGTCCAATGCCTTCGCTTGTACACCAGGTGATGAACTCGGTTGTATCCGCTTCAACTTTAATAACTCGTTGCCCGCTTCTTTCGACACGCTTAATCAATTTTTCAGCGTCGTGTTTCCACTAGGTGTAACTGTCGGAGAGCACATCTGCATCAGTAAAAATCTTTTTGAACTCATGATACTGAATAGCATCGCGAAACCAGAATAAACCAACGGCCTGAACTTTCATGTCGAACCTCCTTTGGTTCTTTTGTTTATAGGGATCAAAAGGATAACTGAAGGAAGGTTCGGCACCAACAAGTACGAATGTGCGGAATCTTAAAAGAATTTATCCGTAAGGAGATGGCAGTGAACACCGCAATTTTTAACGACAAAGCATCCATGACCAGCGTTGAGATCGCAGAACTGGTGGGTAAGCGTCATGACAATGTGAAACGCACTATTGAAACATTAGCCAAAGGTGGCGTTGTCCGGTCTCCTCAAATTGAGGTTTCCGAAAGAATCAATAACTTAGGTTTTAAAGTTCAATATGAGCATTACCTGTTTGAAGGAGAACAAGGTAAGCGCGACAGTATCATTGTCGTCGCACAGCTCTGTCCTGAATTCACTGCTCGCCTGGTAGATCGCTGGCGCGAACTGGAAGAACAGATCCGTAAGCCAATGAGCGAAATCGAAATGGTTGCCGCGATGGCTCTTGAAGCCGTTCGCCAGCAGAAACGGATCACTCAGGTGGAAGAAAAAGTCAGCCATGTTGCCGAAACAGTTGAGCAAATCAAAAAGGGTACCATTCGTGAGGGCTATGCCGGATATCGCCAGCTGAAAGCAAAAACCGGTATGTCAGATGCGAAATGTCGCACGCTTGTAAATGCATACAACATCCCGACAGACACTCATGAATTTTTGACGCCAGATGGATTACTGGCACGTCGTGAAATTGTTGCTGTGGAACCGTTTCTGAAGGCGTTTCATCACATGATGTGTGGTGCCGTTCAGCGTGGTACCCGCTGGTATCACCCGAGAATGGGCCTGTTTCAGGCTACTGGCTGGCAGGTGTGACGATGTTTACGGGTAATTTATGCAAGTCCTCAATCGCTGGTTCCGTGATGGCAGAGGGCGCCGCGTCCACGTTATACGCTGGGAGCCTGAAACACAGCGGGTTATTTATCTGCGTGATGGTTATCCATATGAATGTTTCAGCCCGTTGTGGTTGTTCAGGCGTGATTTTGTGGAGTGTGAAGCGCCGCCGGAATGACGGCACGGTATATACGAAAAATTACGCCGCCTTGCCCAGCGTAAAATCAAAGTGGATGTCGTCATACGGGAATGACGTTCCGCGCTCGCTTTTTTCCAGTAAACCGTTGCTGATGAGTGCGGTCACGTCAGTATGCACGCTTTTTACATCACGTCCAACCAGGGCTGCAATTTTTCGGATGGACATTTCTCCGGCACCAGTCATTGCCATCAGAATGTCCATGCGTTTTGGTGTCAGTACCTTATGCATCATTTGCCAGTCAGGAAATGAAATAACGTTTTCTCTGGTTGCTTTTGCTCCGGTAGCTGCTTCCTGGAACGCAGACAGCACATCAGCCGTGAAATTATCCATTGACTCGATTCGGATTGTTACGGTTCTCATGTCAGATACCTCTGCGGATGGATTCAACGTCAGCCAGAAAATCAGCGAGCAGTTGTTCAATGGTGACAAAGCTGGTGCTGACTTCCTGACTACCAATGTGTTTGTGATCGCCTTTACCCCGTTCGTTGTCGTAACGCATCACACACATGCCATCAACGACATAAGCCATGCTGTATTTGTAGTTGTGCTGGCTACCCAATACAGCAGGCTCCACTTCCCATATGCGGATTCGTATGTATTCAGATTCACCGAGATGACGGATGAACTGTTTATACAGTCTGGATGGCATTTAAAGCTTCCTCTGGTTCTTGTTGTAAACAATAACAACAAGGCTTCGCGTTGTCCACAGCTACAACATTTTGATATTGATTCTGCAATTTCGGGACGTTACACTGTCTCCGCACCTTATAAAGCGGGTGCCGGGCGTGAGAACCCGGAATTCACCAAAGCGCACAACCGCGCTCTTGCGGTTTTTTTGTGTCATGAGCAGCATTACGCCCAAATTATGGTGGGGCGTGCAGGGCCAACTTCGGTTGGGCCGGGTTCTTTGGTGACCGGTTTCTCACCCCTGTACGTCTCACCACCTATTGCCGTGAGAAGCTTTGGTGGTGAGTTATTAAAAATCACCAAAGAGGCTGCCATCATGGCTACGATCCCAACCCTCACTCAACCTGAAATTGCCATCGTTGATGGTCAGGCTGTTACTTCATCCCTGGCTGTTGCCAACTTCTTCTCTAAACGTCATGACGATGTTCTGAAAAAGATCCGCATTTTGGATTGTTCTCCAGAGTTTTGTGCCCGCAATTTTGCGGAGACATCAATTTTGGTACGCCAGCCCAACGGCGGTACTCGCAAACTTCCCTGCTACCAAATCACCCGCGACGGCTTCGCCTTCCTTGCTATGGGCTTCACTGGTAAACGTGCCGCCCGGTTCAAAGAGGCATACATCAATGCCTTTAACCAGATGGAGAGGAGCTTATCAGGAGCTGGTGCGGCTGACATGTCATCTGTCGCACAAAACGCCAGAGGCGTATACCTGCATTTGCGTGAAATCCATCAAATCTGGACAAGCCAGCTTTACCCAATGCTTAAGGCTGTTGAATCTCCGCTGGCCAGCAAACTGTACGACCGTGTAGGTGATGCTGTTTTTGGTGCTGCACTTGTTGATTCCAGGCTGAATGGTTCTGACAAGGAGGTGCGTCCATGATTCGCCGCATCGTTAATTCCCTGTATCACCGATACAACCGTTGCCCCCGAGTGGGGCAGTGGTTCACCACCAGCAACGGCCACGTTCTGCGGGTTTGCCTGGTCAATACAGAAAGCCAGAAGGTTGTCTGCCAGGTTCAGGGACGTACTCATACCCTGAGTTATCCGCTGGTGGCGTTTCAGTCCGGAAAAATGTTTAAACGCCTGGGAGGTGGCTATGCGTCCGTCTGATCTTCTGCTCGATTTTGGACATCCGGTTGCTTATTACCCTGGGCTCGTTAAATACATGGGAAGTCCGCACGCTGTTATTTTCTTTGGTCAGATTTTTTACTGGCAGGATAAAGCACATGCAGCGGAAGGCGTACATAAAACGCGTGAAGAGATACAACACGAAACCGGACTTACATTTGAACAACAGGCTGTAGCGCGTAAGCATCTTGTGTCCAGAGGCATTTTGGTTGAAACCAACAAGCGTCTTGAGCACAAAATGTTCTACCGTATAGATTGTGAGCGCCTTAATGAAATTATCAATGAAAACAATCAGTTTTCCCGAAATGGGGAAACCCGTTTTCGGGAAACTGTAAAACCCAATTTCGCGGAGGAGGGAAAGCCTTCACCGCGGACACGGGAAACCCCTCGCCGCGGAGAAGGGAAAACCAATTTCGATCTTACAGAGAATACAACAGAGATTACTTCAGAGAATACTACAGAGAGTAAAAACACTATTGGCGCATCCGCTGACGCGTCTGCACCAGCGCGTTCTGCCCGACAGGAATATTCACCGGAATTTGAACAGGCCTGGCAGGAATATCCAAAACGTGCTGGTGGTAACTCAAAATCCGCAGCCTTCAAAGCCTGGAAAGCCCGTATCAGGGAGGGAATAAAACCGGAGACCATGCTTGATGGCGTGAAGCGGTATGCCGCCTGGATACGTGCCACAGGAAATAACGGCACACAGTTCGTGAAGCAGGCAGCGACGTTCTTTGGACCCGATCGTCACTTCGAAGACTTCTGGCAACAGCCAGCCGCTCCCGGAGGTGGGCGACAGCGACAGGTCGATGTCCTGGCTGGCCTGGGAGCCATGTCTGACAAATTCGGTAAATCCAGTGACAAACTGACATTCTGAGGTGACAGCGATGATGACGTTTAACCTGCGTGAACAACAAAAAAGACTACAGGCGCGAATGGATGAGTTACGGGCAGAGATTGCATTTGCTCAGAAGGGCGAAAAGCCATGGCCTTATCGTTCCTGCCTGATGCGTGAAGGTCGCGGATATTGCGAAAAACATGGCGAATATCACACGCATATACTGGTGTGGAGCGATCGTAATGGCGAGGACAGAGAAAAAATTTCATGCTGCCCTGACTGCTTAATCGCTGAGGCCAACGATTTGACCATGGAGCTGTCGTCCATCAAGGCGGAAGAGCTGACTGATAACGCCGGAATTGCCCTGCGTTTTCGGGACTGCGAGTTTGATAATTATCTGGAGGTTAATCCTGACGCAGCCAGAAATCTTGCGGCCTGTCGCCGCTATGCGGAGAACTGGCCAGATATGCTGGAGAACGGTACCAGTCTTGTTATGACCGGCAGTTGTGGTACCGGAAAAAATCATCTGGCTGTGGCTATGGCAAAACACATCATCCGTAACTATCTGGCCAGTGTGGAGATCACCGACGTGATGCGCCTTACCCGTGCTGTGAAAAATTGCTGGCGGAATGACAGCGAAAAAACAGCGGATGAAGTTATTGAGCGTTATGCGTCAATGGATTTGCTGATCATCGACGAAGTTGGCGTTCAGTTTGGCAGCGCGGCTGAAATGGCTATTTTGCAGGAAATTATCAACGCCAGGTACGAAAGTATCTTGCCCACCATTCTGATCAGTAACCTCTCACCGGAAGAGTTGTGGGCGTTCATCAGTCCCCGAATTGCCGACAGGATCACAGACGGGGGACGCAACTGGTTGTCGTTTAACTGGCCCAGTTACCGTTCTCGTATCAGAGGTGTGGCTGCATGACAACTCCAGTATGGCGTAACGATGACCTTGAAGGCGCTGTCATCGGCGCGTTCTTTCTGCGCGGAGCAGATCCTGAAGTGATGGATATTCTGGCCACACTACCGGCGGACGTTTTTTCTGTACGACCGTACCGGGATATCTACACAGGCATCTGCAGACAGGCCCGTGTGTCCGGCGTGATTGATCCTGTGCTGTTGTGCAATGAGATGCCAGAACTTGCCCCGGTGATTACTGATACCGGGCGTAAAACCTGGGTGAAGTCTTCACTGGAGCACTATGTTGCAGCGTTGCGGCGCAATGCCGCACTGCGCGATGCAGAAAAAACACTGAACGAGGCATTACAGAAATTACGCGATGCGCATACCTGTGAAGCAGCTGAAGATGCTCTTAAGGATGCACAGAACATGATGGCCTCATTGTCGACGGAAAAGGGCGTTATTCAGTCGGTACATATTGATGATGTGCTTCCGGAGGTGGTTGAGCGTGTTGAATGCCGGAATCAGGGACTGGAGAAATCCAGGACGTTGATGACCGGTATTGATGAACTGGACGCAAAAACAGGCGGCATGGAGCCCGGCGACCTGGTATTTATTGCGGCTCGTCCTTCGATGGGGAAAACCGAACTTGCGCTGGACATCATCGACAAGGTGACTGAGCAGGGGCATGGTGTGCTTCTGTTCACCATGGAGATGGCGAACATCCAGATTGGTGAACGTATGGTGTCTGCGGCTGGAGGGATGCCAGTATCACGCCTGAAATCTGTGGCTCACTTTGAAGATGAAGACTGGGCGCGTTTCTCACAAGGGGTGGGGCGGATGACCGGGCGCAATATCTGGATGGTGGACCAGGCGAACCTGACCATTGATGAGATATGCGCAACAACGAAACACCATCTGATTAAACATCCGGAAACGGCGCTGGTGGTGGTTGATTATCTCGGGCTGATAAAAACCCGAACCACGGGGCGTCATGACCTTGCCGTGGGTGAAATCTCAAAGGGGCTTAAAGGCCTGGCAAAATCCGGTGGTTTTCCGTTGATTGCGCTGAGCCAGCTCTCCCGCGGTGTGGAGTCCAGACCCAATAAACGTCCCATGAACTCAGACCTGAAAAATTCCGGAGAAATAGAGGCGGATGCAGACATCATTCTGATGCTTTACAGGGATGAAGTGTACAACCCGGATACGCAGGCCAGGGGCATCGCAGAAATCAATATCACGAAACAACGTAACGGTTCTCTGGGAACGATTTACCGGCGTTTTTATAACGGACATTTTCTGCCTGTGGACCAGGAAAGTGCACGGGTGCTTTCCACTCCCATGAAGCCCGGCAATCCGCGCAGATACAGTAATAAACGAACTGACAGCAGTAAGATGGAGCGTTTCTTTTGAACAACCAGACAATGACTTTTACCCCTGAACAATTGCGTAAACACGCGCAGGAAATGCTGCGTCATGCTGAACAACTCGAAAAAACGGGCATAACAAAAGATGCTATCCGTAAAGATATGGTACCCGCGCTTCGGGAACTGATGCAGGCGAAGCATCGCGCACAGAAAGCAGTAGATGAGCTGGTGGACTGTGTGGCAGAGCTGGAAACCAGAGTCGGAAAGTTTGAAAAACTGGTGCAGGAGGTGCTGCGCTGATGCGCCATGAGTTTATTTTACCTTATCCGCCGACGGTGAATACTTACTGGCGACGTCGTGACAACACATATTTTGTATCAAAAGCCGGTGAGCGTTATCGCCGGGATGTGGCGCTTATTTTCCGTCAGCAGCGACTGAAATTAAGCCTGTCCGGAAGACTGGCGATAAAGATTATTGCAGAGCCACCGGATAAGCGCCGTCGTGACCTGGACAATATCCTGAAAGCACCACTGGATGCACTGACACATGCGGGAGTGTTAATGGACGATGAGCAGTTTGATGAAATCAATATCGTTCGTGGTCAGCCAGTATCTGGAGGACGTCTGGGGGTGAAGATTTACCCCATAATGCATGAAGAGCAGGTCAAAAAATGAAACTGGAAGATTTACCGAAATACTACTCCCCAAAATCCCCTTGCCTGACCGATGCATCGGCCTCAACGTCAAAAGATGCGCTGAGTATCACTGATGTGATGGCCGCGCAGGGCATGACACAGAATCGGGCTGAGATGGGGTTTTCTGCGTTCCTGGGGAAAATGGGCATCAGTATGAATGACAGGGCGCGGGCAACAGAATTACTGGCTGATTATGCACTCAGTCGGTGCGATCGTGTGGCGGCGTTGAGAAAACTTCCGGCAGAAATAAAACCGGTAGTGATGCGCATTATGGCTTCGTACGCTTTTGAGGATTATGCCCGCAGCGCAGCGAGTAAAAAGCAGTGCCCTTGTTGCTATGGGGAAAAATTTATTGAAAGCGTAGTTTTTACAAACAAGGTCCAGTATCCGGATGGTAAGCCGCCGGTATGGGCAAAGTGTACGAAAGGTGTGTATCCGTCTTACTGGGAAGAATGGAAAAAAGTCAGGGAGGTGGTAAAAGTTGCCTGTCCGGAGTGTGGCGGAAAGGGTGAGGTTTCCACCGCCTGTAAGGATTGCCGTGGGCGTGGTGTCGCCATTCATCGTGAAGAGTCGGTAAAACGTGGTATGCCTGTTATCAGAGACTGCCAGCGTTGTGGTGGTCGTGGCTATGAAAGACTACCATCAACGGAGGCATTTAATGCTATATGCGAGGTGACAAACCAGATAACACGCGCGTCATGGGAAAAAACAGTTAAGAAATTCTATGATGCGCTGGTGACCCGGTTTGATATTGAAGAAGCATGGGCTGAGCGGCAGTTAAAAAAGGTAACTAGGTAACAAGGTTGATTTTTCCGGAATCTGTGGTAAATTCGTCATAACTATGGGCGTTTTATGCCTGACGTTAGAAGAGTTTCTACAACCCGCCGCCGAGCGGGTTTTTTATTGCGGAATTAATTACGGACCGTTATTATTCTGCTCCCGGCCCTTTAGCTCAGTGGTGAGAGCGAGCGACTCATAATCGCCAGGTCGCTGGTTCAAATCCAGCAAGGGCCACCATCACAAACCGCCATTAGCTTATCAGGAAGAGCAGACGACACGATAACAGGGTTGTTGCTTTCCCGTTGCTGAAAAAGAAAACGCCAGACTGTTAGCCGGGTATCAGTTAGCGGGAGAAATTTTTAAATACTTCACAATTCAGGCGGTTGACTGTTGTCTGGTTTGCGGGGAGTTTGTTAAAAGAAACTGGCATGGTGAATCCCCCTGTGCGGAGGGGCAATCAGCGAGTAGGTATATGGGATAATCGCGGATTCAGGTGCTGGTACTGAATTCACCGGGAGGCACCCGGCACCATGCAATGGCACATAGCGCCACTCTCCAGCCCCTCTCCGGAGGGGCTGTTTATATTGATTTTGTCAGATGTGAGTAAACTCCTTATGGACTTTGTTGTTTTAGTCCATAAGGACATATTTGCAGAGTGCAACGGTTATTAAAGCATTCATTCAATACGTTATCTGTATTTGTAGGGCATTCCTGGCTGTTTTTGATTAAATTCCAGAATGTTTTATTGAATGGTACTACGTTGTAAATGGTTACAGGTAGCACTTTGTTATTGAGCATGATGCCTGTGTGAGTCAGTGTAAATATACTTTCAGGAGGTAAGAAAGCATCCGATTGATACCAGATTATTAATTTTATTTTACTCCATATGACTGAAAAAGATATTCCGCATGATGGCTGGATAACTGTATCAATCACAATCCACTTCATTTAGTTTCCTTGTTTATGCCTTGCTGGTGATGTTCTGAAAAGTATAAATGATATTTTTGAATGTAAACCATAGAGCAGAATTATTTTTCTGATGTTGTTTATTGTTTATTTAAATGCAGGGTGGTTTATATCTCGTCTTGTAGTTTATCCATGCATATCTGCTTGATAATCAGGTTTTTATTTAATGTATGGTTTTGTGCTTTTTCTGTATTACATGTCAGGTATTTTAAAGAATTATTTTTTAGATGGTGGAAAGAACCATGGCATTTAAACACTATGATGTTGTCAGGGCGGCGCCGCCGTCAGATCTTGCGGAAAAGCTGACACATAAACTGAAAGAGGGCTGGCAGCCGTTTGGTAGTCCGGTGGCCATAACCCCTTATACCCTGATGCAGGCGATTGCAGCAGAAGGTGATGTGGTGGTCAGTGGTGCAACTGAGCCGGAGTGATACTACGTCATCGTACTGGCCCGGCATTCCAGGCCATAAAAGACAGTCTGGCAGTGGGACTAAATGCACTGACGCTGACGGATATTACCAAAAATGCAACGTATGGCGTTGAGATAGAAAGTCTGGTGCTGGAGATAAATGCACCGGCATCATCATAAAAAGTGAGCCAGTCAAATGGAAGGTATCGTTAAACTCACCGGTAGTGTCAGTGGATCGTCTGAGACGCTTGCATGAGTTATCAGAGCCATCAGTAGTTAACTGGTGGCTTTTTTATTGTTGTCAGCTTCCGGATAACGGGAGACGGGGTATGGACCAGATGGAAAAAATCACAACAGGTGTGTCATACACCACGTCAGCGGTGGGAACGGGCTACTGGTTCCTGCAGTTGCTGGACAGGGTTTCCCCGTCTCAGTGGGCGGCAATAGGCGTGCTGGGGAGTCTGCTGTTTGGGCTGCTGACATATCTGACTAACCTGTATTTCAAAATAAGAGAAGACAAGCGTAAGGCTGCGCGGGGAGAGTAATTCAATGACACAAAACTATGAACTGATTGTGAAAGGGATCCGCAATTTTGAGAATAAAGTTGCGGTAACTTTAGCGTTACGGGACAAAAAACGCTTTGACGGTGAAATTTTTGACCTGGACATCTCGCTGGACCGTGTTGAAGGTGCCGCGCTGGAGTTTTATGAGGCAGCGGCCAGAATGAGAATCAGACAGGTATTCCTGGATGTTGCTGCCGGGTTATGTGAAGGGGATGAGCAGTCGCCGGAAAAGCGCCCCATAATTTTAGAGGCGCAGAATGTGTGGATAACCTACAAAGGAAAGCTACCGGGAAGAATTACTGGTTCTCTGAAGACGCCACCGACGGCATTGCGGTCAGAAAAAGATGATATTGAATCGCCCATTGAAAAACTGGAGAAAAAATTGTCGGTGCTGATTCCTTCTGAAGATGAAAAAAAACGCCGCGATGAGCAGTTTGCGGCGTTTTACGATTATTGCATTGAAGTTACTCGCAGGAATTTTGTGAAGATTTTTGAGGAGGGTAAATCTCTTCAGTAAGCTTAATGGCGGACGCTGCAATTAATTCAGGAAGGTCCGCAAGGTCATCTGTCAGTGGATATGATGAAAAATCGGCGGCAGTTCTGTTAAGAAGCGCTTTAACTAATTCCTTTTCCTTCTCCGGCAACAAGTTGATTAGAGCTACGACTGCTTGCCTGAGTGCGATTAAATCAGCAAAAGTTTGTTTTGGTAGATTTGTGTAATCCATAGTCACCTCTGTGTTTATCAGATTGACATCCTCCTCCCGCCAGTGCCCATCACTGGCGAGGTAAGATTTAACATATCCGGGGATTTGAAGCCGATAAATCCTGATAAATATCCATGAACGTAAAAATCAGATATGGCCTGTCGGCTGCCGTTCTGGCACTGATTGCTATCGGTGCGCCTGCGCCTGATATTCTCGACCAGTTTCTGGATGAAAAAGAAGGTAACCACACTACGGCATACCGCGATGGTTCCGGCATCTGGACCATCTGTCGGGGTGCCACGATGGTGGATGGTAAACCCGTTTTTCCCGGTATGAAACTGTCGAAGGAAAAATGCGACCAGGTTAACGCCATTGAACGTGATAAGGCGCTGGCATGGGTGGAGCGCAATATTAAAGTACCACTGACCGAACCACAAAAAGCGGGTATAGCGTCATTTTGCCCCTATAACATTGGCCCCGGTAAGTGTTTCCCGTCGACGTTTTATAAGCGGCTGAATGCCGGTGATCGTAAGGGCGCATGCGAGGCGATTCGCTGGTGGATAAAAGATGTTGGGCGCGATTGCCGCATACGTTCAAATAACTGCTATGGACAGGTTATTCGTCGTGACCAGGAAAGCGCATTAGCCTGTTGGGGGATAGATCAATGAGCAGAGTCACCGCGATTATCTCCGCTCTGGTTATCTGCATCATCGTCTGCCTGTCATGGGCTGTTAATCATTACCGTGATAACGCCATTACCTACAAAGAGCAGCGCGACAAAAACGCAAGAGAACTGAAGCTGGCGAACGCAACCATTACTGACATGCAGCAGCGCCAGCGTTCTGCTGATGCACTCGATGCTAAATACACGAAGGAGTTAGCTGATGCGAAAGCTGAAAATGATGCTCTTCGGCGCAAGCTTGATAATGGTGGTCGGGTGCTCGTCAAAGGAAAATGCCCTGTGCCATCCTCAGCCGAAACCTCCAGCGCCTCCGGCATGGGCAATGATGCCACCGTCGAACTCTCTCCAGTTGCTGGACGAAACGTTCTCGGTATCCGGGACGGAATCATCAGCGACCAGACAGCATTGAGAATGCTTCAGGAGTACATCAGGACTCAGTGCCTGAAATAAATTTTTTTGCAAATCACAAAGTCCATTTAATGAGCCTCGCACTTGCGGGGCTTTTATATGTCCGCAGTAAACCGCGCATCGCAGCGCATATAAACCCCGAGTCTTTCAGAAAGCTGAGCCTGAGAATTGCCGTATATGGTGGCGACCATCTCGGGGACGGCTTTTCTGTGCGAACAGGCTCATCTTTCTAAAAGGTAAAGACGCCATGAAAGCAATCACGCTTTTTAATACACCGATCCGTGTTGATGAATCAGGAATGATCTGCCTCACTGATATGTGGAAAGCCAGTGGTAAAAGTGAATCTGAATCTCCGTACCACTACCTGCGAAACAAGCAGACCAAAGAGTTCTTAGCCGAGCTGGAGAAAAACCACGAATCTGTGGTTTTTACTGAGCGCGGTGTACACGGTGGAACATATGGCGGGAAGTTTGTTGCTTATGATTATGCAGCATGGCTAAACCCCGGATTTAAATATGCAGCCTATAAAGTCCTGGATGACTACTTCACCGGAGAACTTCAGCATCGCAACAGATTAAGTGCGCAGCTCAATATGAAGTGTCATGAGTTTGATCAGAAAAAAGATATGGCGAGCTTCTGTGGACAAGGGCTGGCGGCATGGCGCTATACGAAGCCAGTGTTGGTCGCTGAGATTAACTCCCTGGCTAACCAGCTGCAGATAACGATCCCCGGGCTTCCGGGATGAGTGATCGTGTCATTGAATGCGCCTCCAGAGCGGGGCGCGACTTCTCAGAGTTCATGAAAGGCGAGAAGGGCATGATGGAAGCATTGGCCTCGGTGGATGAGTTTGGCGAGCAGCTGCGCCTCAACGGCTGTGTCAATCATCACTTTGTTAGCTACATGATGCGGAACTCGATCATGCAGGCATTCATGGACATGGCAAAAGCCGAGAGGAAAGAAGAGCGCCGGCGTAAGCGAGCGGAAGCAAAAGCGAAGTAGCCATTACAAAGCCCATCTACGGGTGGGCTTGATAATGGCTTATACCCTACACGGGATAACTTAACTGATATCCCTTTTAACGGATAAAGGTATTCAGGCCTGACACATCATGCGCTGTATCGTCGCTGTATTCCCGCATTAACCATGACCGTAGCCCGACGGGGAACTCCTTCTGCGCGAGTGTGCGGGAATAATCAAAAACGATGCACACCGGGTTTTTACCGCGTTTATGGTTCGCGGGTTTGTCCCTCATGCTCGCCAGTCCTGTGCGGGGGTGGAAGAAACAGGACACTTACACTGATTCTTGTGGGTACGATGCTATTCCTTTCTGGATTATCCCGATGTCATTCATGCAGGGCGCTGTATCAGACGTTCGTCATGGCTGTCAGGCTGACGGGTCCTCCCGGTGGGGTGGCCTGCCACGGGGCGGGAGCGGCGCGGAAAAAGGCTAGTTTTTGAAATTTCATTCGTCATCACCACTACTGTAATGGATTGATATTACAGTGGTTTTATTTTTATGGTGTCGATTTTGATTGTTTTTTGTTCATCACTAACACCGTTTGCCTAAAGTTGTTCGCAAGATGCATGTTTAAAACATTCTGGAGCGGGTATGGATCGAGAGTTAAAAAATCTGACGCTGAATATCAGTCAACTGGCGGCACTGTCAGGTGTACATCGCCAGACTGCTGCGGCAAGGCTGCAAAATCTACCCGTTGCAGGGGGCATGAAAGCAACCTCAAGCTTTATCGGGTGGTTGATATTGTGTCGGCATTTCTGGCATTACCACCGCCGGTTGCAGAAGGCGAAATGGACGCGCATGAGCGCAAAGCCTGGTATCAGTCTGAACGTGAGCGTCTTAAGTTCGAACAGGAAACGGCACAACTCATTCCGGCCAGTGATGTCAGACGGGAGTTTGCCATCTGGGCAAAAGCGGTCGTGCAGGTGCTGGAGACATTACCGGATATTCTTGAACGTGACTGCGGTCTGCAGCCTGCCGCTGTGAGCCGTGTTCAGTCCATTATTGATGATCTGCGCGATCAGATAGCCCTGCGGGTGACTGAAGCAGGTGCGGATGATGAGGAGGAATTACAGCAGGAGGAGTAATGCTGAATCAGGAAACCGCAAAGGCAGCACGAACCGATTCAGGTTATATCCTTCGCGCACCGAGACGAATGCGGGTTGCTGATGCCGTTGCTCAGTATATGCGGGTGCCCATGGGGGCAGGGAACTCAGTCCCGTGGGATCCGCTGGTGGCACCGTATGTTATTGAGCCGATGAACTGCCTGGCCTCGCGTGAATACGACGCAGTGATATTTGTTGGCCCGGCACGAACCGGCAAGACTATCGGCCTGATTGACGGCTGGGTGATTTACAACGTGATTTGCGATCCTGCTGATATGCTGATCATTCAGATGACGGAGGAAAAAGCCCGCGAACACTCCAAAAAACGACTCGCCAGAACGTTTCGCGTCAGCCCGGAAGTGGTCAGTCGCCTGAGTCCGAACAAAAATGACAACAACGTTTATGACAGAACATTCCTTGCTGGCAACTACCTGAAAATCGGCTGGCCGTCAGTCAATATCATGTCCTCATCAGATTATAAATGCGTCGCGCTGACGGATTATGACCGTTTTCCGGAAGATATTGATGGTGAGGGGGATGCTTTCTCTCTTGCCTCAAAACGTACCACAACATTTATGTCCAGTGGTATGACGCTGGTGGAGAGTTCCCCCGGCAGGGATGTGAAGGATGTGAAATGGCGACGGACTTCACCGCATGAGGCTCCACCAACCACGGGGATACTGTCGCTCTATAACCGTGGCGATCGCCGTCGCTGGTACTGGCCCTGTCCACACTGTGGTGAGTATTTTCAGCCCTGCGGCGATGTGGTTGCTGGTTTCCGTGATATTGCCGATCCCGTGCTGGCAAGTGAGGCGGCTTATATTCAGTGTCCTTCCTGTTCAGGACGGATTATGCCTGAACAAAAACGTGAGCTGAACGGACGTGGGGTCTGGTTGCGGGATGGTGAATCCATCAATGCGGATGGCAGTCGTTATGGTGATCCCAGGCGTTCACGTATTGCGTCATTCTGGATGGAGGGTCCGGCAGCTGCTTACCAGACACTCTCGCAACTCGTTTACAAACTGCTTACTGCAGAACAGGAATACGAGACAACCGGAAGTGAAGAAACACTCAGGGCGGTTATCAACACCGACTGGGGATTACCTTATCTTCCCCGCGCCAGCATGGAGCAACGAAAAAGTGAACTGCTTGAGCAGCGGGCAGAGCCTGTTCCTCCCCGCTGCGTGCCGGATGGTGTTAATTTCCTGGCGGCGACAGTGGATGTGCAGGCGGGACGTCATCGCCGTTTTGTGGTTCAGGTAACGGGTTATGGTTGCCGTGGCGAACGCTGGATTATTGATCGTTACAACATCACGCAGTCATTGCGTTGTGACAACAACGGAGAAAGCCTGCGAATTGATCCTGCTGGTTATCCTGAGGACTGGGATGTCCTGCTGACGGATGTTTTTCATAAAAGCTGGCCGTTGGCCTCCGATCCTTCTCAACAAATGCGACTGATGGCAATGGCGGTGGACTCCGGCGGTGAAGACGGGGTCACTGATAATGCCTATAAATTCTGGCGTCGTTGCCGTCGTGATGGCCTTGGTAAACGTATTTACCTGTTTAAGGGCGACAGCATCCGGCGCGCAAAACTGATCACCCGTACATTCCCTGATAACACCGGACGAACGGGCCGACGGGCGCAGGCCGCAGGTGATGTGCCGCTCTGGCTTCTTCAGACGGATGCCCTGAAAGACCGGGTGAATAACGCGTTATGGCGTGACTCGCCAGGTCCCGGCTATGTGCATTTCCCTGACTGGCTGGGGAGCTGGTTTTACGACGAACTGACGTATGAAGAGCGGAGCAGTGACGGGAAATGGAGTAAGCCGGGTCGAGGTGCCAACGAAGCTTTTGACCTGATGGTGTATGCCGAGGCTCTGGTCATTCTGCATGGTTACGAGAAAATTCAGTGGCCGGATGCACCGGAATGGGCATGCAGGGAAACCTGGCTGGAGCGTGTCAGGGATGATGCCGGACTGTCAGCCTCGCCGGAGCCGGTATCCGTGTCCGTTAAAAAAAAGAAACGAAAAAAAGTGGTGCCTGATGAAGAAAACCCATGGGTGACTTCCGGAGGATGGTTGTGAACCAGAATGATATTGAAGCCATGATCCATCGTTATATCAATGCGGAAATGGCAGTGCTGGACGGAAAGTCCATTACTTTTAATGGTCAGCAGATGACCATGGAAAACTTATCCGAGATCCGACAGGGGCGGCAGGAGTGGGAACGTCGCCTTGCGACTCTGGCTGCGCGGCGACGGGGGACGCCGGGCTATAAACTGGCGAGGTTCTGATGGCAATTCTTGATGATGTGATTGGTGTTTTTTCACCTGGCTGGAAAGCTGCGAGATTGCGCTCAAGGGCATTAATTCGTGCCTATGAGGCAGTGAAGCCTACTCGTACACATAAAGCCCGGCGGGAAAATCGTTCTGCCGACCAGCTCAGTAAGTACGGTGCAGTTTCCCTGCGGGAGCAGGCTCGTTTTCTGGACATCAATCATGATCTGGTAATCGGTGTTTTCGACAAACTTGAGGAACGGGTGATTGGTGCAAAAGGGATCGTTGCCGAACCCCAGCCATTACTGAAGAACGGTGATATAGCCACAGAGCTGGCAATGATTATCCGTCGCTTGTGGGTGGAATGGTCTGTCAGTCCGGATGTGACCGGGCAGTATACGCGCCCCATGCTCGAGCGTCTGCTGCTGCGTACCTGGTTACGTGATGGTGAAGTGTTTGCCCAGCTGGTTCGTGGTGCCGGCGGCGGGCTGGTGCGGACTGCTGGCGTGCCTTTCTGGATCGAGGCAATGGAGCCGGATTTTGTGCCCATGCTCAGTGATGAATCTGTGGGGTTGAATCAGGGTGTTTTTCTGGATGACTGGGGCAGACCGAAAAAATACCTGGTTTATAAAAATCATCCGACTACCGGGCGGCTGAGTGATACCAAAGAGATCGTTGCCGAAAATATGGTGCATCTGAAATTTACCCGTCGTCTGCATCAGACGCGTGGTACATCCATGTTGTCAGGTGTGCTGATGCGGATCAGTGCGCTTAAGGAATATGAAGATGCTGAGCTGACAGCGGCTGCGGCTCTGGGGCTGTATATCCGTAAAGGAGATGGGCAGGATTATGAAGACGCCACGATAAATAAAGATAATGACCGGGAACTGCATATCACCCCTGGCATTATTTATGACGATTTGCGCAAGGGGGAAGATATTGGCATGGTCAAATCTGATCGGCCCAATCCTAACCTTGAAACTTTTCGTAACGGGCAGCTGCGTGCGGTGGCCGCAGGCAGTCGTATGAGTTTTTCCAGTGCGGCGCGCAATTACAACGGTACCCGTTGTGTAACGCAACATATTCCGGTCCGGTCATGCCGTGGATTGATCCGGTTAAGGAGGCTGAGGCCTGGAAAATCCAGATTCGCGGTGGAGCGGCGACAGAATCAGACTGGGTGCGAGCAGGTGGGCGTAATCCGGATGATGTCAAACGTCGGCGCAAGGCTGAAATTGATGAAAACCGCAAGCTGGGTCTGATATTTGATACCGATCCGGCCAGTGATAAAGGAGGCAGCAGTGTCGCAACGAAACGACAGGAGCCGCAGCACACCGACGGCCAGTCCGAAGAATAATTCCTGGTTCAGGATGCAGGCAGGTCACCAGAGTGACGCGGATATTTATATTTATGACGAGATTGGTTTCTGGGGTGTTACGGCGAAGCAGTTTATCAGTGATCTGAATGCACTGGGCGATATCACCCACATTAATCTCCATATCAATTCACCGGGTGGCGATGTCTTTGAAGGCATCGCCATTTTTAATGCACTGAAAACACATGGTGCGTCCATTACCGTTTATGTCGACGGTGTGGCGGCATCAATGGCGTCGGTCATTGCGATGGTGGGAACCCCGGTCATTATGCCGGAAAACACCTTCATGATGATTCATAAACCATTTGGCTTTACGGGCGGTGATGCGGAGGACATGCGCACCTATGCCGACCTGCTCGATAAAGTTGAGGCGGTTCTGTTACCCGCTTATGCACAGAAAACCGGGAAAACCACCGATGAAGTTGCTGCCATGCTGGCGGATGAGACCTGGATGTCCGGTGCCGAATGTCTGGCACATGGATTTGCTGATCAGGTGACGCCAGCCGTTAAGGCAATGGCATGTATTCAGTCAAAACGTACAGAGGAATTTAAAAAGATGCCGGAATCCATTCGAAACATGATTACTCCGCCACGCAACAGTGCAACGCGTGAACCTGAAAACAAAAATACTGCATCTCAGACACAGGAGCAGACTACGGCTCAGGTTGCCACAACCGCGACCACCACAAATGCACCTTCCGCAGATGAAAGCAGTATCCGTGCGCAGGTACTGGCAGAGCAAAAAACACGTGTGAGTGGTATTAATGAACTGTTTGGTATGTTTGGCGGGCGTTATCAGACATTGCAGGCCAGTTGTCTTTCCGATCCGGAGTGCTCGCTTGAGCAGGCCCGTGAGAAATTACTTAACGAAATGGGTAAGGAATTTTCACCATCAAATAAAAATACCCCGGCCCATATTTATGTCGGAAACGGTAATTTTGTGGGGGACGGGATCCGCCAGGCGCTGATGGCGCGTGCCGGGTTTGAAAAAACTGAACGTGATAATGTCTACAACGGGATGACCCTGCGTGAATATGCCCGTATGTCACTGACTGAACGGGGTATTGGGGTTTCCGGTTATAACCCGATGCAGATGGTCGGGGCAGCGTTCACACACAGTACGTCTGACTTCGGTAATATTCTGCTGGATGTTGCGAACAAAGCCATTCTGCAGGGCTGGGAAGATGCCCCTGAAACCTATGAACAGTGGACGCGGAAAGGTCAGCTGTCTGATTTTAAAATTGCCCATCGTGTGGGTATGGGGGCTTCAGTGCTCTGCGTCAGGTGCGTGAAGGAGCGGAATATAAATACGTTACTACCGGAGATAAACAGGCCACGATTGCACTGGCGACCTATGGTGAACTGTTCAGTATCACCCGTCAGGCCATTATCAACGATGATCTGAATATGCTGACCGATGTCCCGATGAAACTGGGCCGTGCGGCAAAATCCACTATTGCCGATCTGGTTTATGCCATTCTGACGTCTAACCCGAAAATCTCCACAGATAATGTAAGTCTGTTCGATAAAGCGAAACATGCAAACGTACTGGAGAGCGCTGCAATGGACGTGGCATCGCTGGATAAAGCCCGCCAGTTGATGCGTGTTCAGAAAGAGGGTGAGCGTCATCTGAATATTCGTCCTGCGTTCGTACTGGTACCGACGGCGATGGAGTCTGTTGCTAACCAGGTCATTCGCTCCTCAAGTGTCAAGGGGGCTGACATTAACGCCGGTATTATTAACCCGGTGAAAGATTTTGCGACCGTTATTGCAGAGCCTCGTCTTGATGATAACAGCCAGACCACCTTCTACCTGGCTGCGTCCAAAGGCTCCGATACGATTGAAGTGGCTTATCTCAACGGTGTGGATACGCCATATATTGATCAGATGGAGGGCTTCAGTGTGGATGGCGTGACAACGAAAGTGCGTATTGACGCTGGTGTCGCGCCAGTTGATCACCGCGGTCTGGTGAAATGTACGGCGTAAACGTCGCAGATAACAACTCTGATGGCCCGTAAGGGCTTTTTTTGTACCTGAAATCAGCCCCTGAACGGGGCTGTGCGGAGACAGTTATGGCAAAGAATTTTGTAGAAGAAGGAAAAACGGTGGCGATTGTTGCCAGTGCAGCCATCAGCAGCGGAGATCTGGTGCAGGTGGGTGATGTTTTTGCGGTGGCGCTGACCGATATTCCACAGGGTGAAACAGGCGACGGCATGACCGAAGGTGTGTTTATGCTGCCTAAGCTGAAAACGGATGACATGAAAACGGGTAAGAAGGTTTATCTGAAGTCCGGAAAAGTTCAGCTGACTAACAGCGGCTCTGATCCGCTGGTCGGGGTTGTCTGGGCAGATGCCGGAACCAGTGCAGAAGAAGTACCGGTAAAACTCAATGTCTGATCCCTTTTCCCGGCTGGCAGCGCGTATGGATGCGATCACGGTCAGAAAGATGGGAAAGACAGCCTCGATTAATGATGTCTATATGACTGTGATCCCGGGAGAAACACTGGCAGAGCTGAATGCTCTGTCCGGACCTGCGGTCTCTCTGGTGGTGTTTTCTTCGGGATACCGCCCACGGCGCGGGGATCGCGTTGTTTATGACGGACAACAATGGACGGTCACACGGCATGAACGCTTTAACGGTAAGCCAATGATCTTTATTGAGTAAAGAGGTGTGGGATGAAGGGGCTTGAGAATGCCATCCGCAATCTGAACAGCCTCGATACCCGCATGGTGCCACAGGCCAGCGCATGGGCGGTAAACCGTGTGGCGGCAAAGATTGTTTCTGTCGCCACACGGCAGGTTGCGCAGAATACCGTTGCCGGGGATAACCAGGTGAAAGGTATTCCCCTGAAAACGGTCAGGGAGCGTGTCAGGCTGCTTAAAGCCAGCCCCTCAGGAAAAATGTATGCCCGCATGCGTGTTAACCGGGGTAACCTGCCCGCCATTAAGCTGGGTACCGCACAGGTCAGACTGGCCCGCTCCCGGCATGGCAGCAACTCACGTCATCGTGGCAGCGTACTGAAAGTGGGGAAATACCTTTTCCGGGATGCGTTTATTCAGCAACTGGCGAATGGTCGCTGGCATGTGATGCGGCGTATTGACGGCAAAAATCGTTACCCCATTGATGTGGTGAAAATCCCGATGTCCGGACCGCTGACACAGGCATTTGAAGATGCCCGCGACCGCATCATTGCTGCGGAAATGCCGAAACAGCTGGGGTATGCACTGAAACAACAACTGAGGTTATGGCTGACCCGATGAACCGACATACACAGATCCGCCAGGTCGTACTGGCACGCCTTCGGGAACAGTGTGGAGACAGCGCCACGTTTTTTGACGGGCTTCCGGCATTTATTGATGCGCAGGAACTGCCTGCCGTGGCGGTGTGGCTGAGTGATGCTCAGTACACCGGAAAAATGACGGATGAAGATGACTGGCAGGCTGTTCTGCATATTGCCGTCTTCATCCGGGCACAGGCACCGGATTCAGAGCTGGATATGTGGATGGAGAGCACCATTTTCCCGGCCCTGAATGATGTACCGGCACTTTTCGGACTCATCGACACCCTGATCCCACTTGGTTTTAACTATCAACGTGATAATGAGATGGCCACCTGGGCGATGGCGGAAATCACGTACCAGATCACGTACACGAATTAAGGAGGTGGTAATGACCACACCAAATCCACTGGCAAAAACGAAAGGTGCGGGAACGACGTTATGGATGTATACCGGCAACGGCGACGCATTTGCGAACCCTGACTGGCTGCGTCTTGCGATGGTGAAGGATCTGCAACCTGGCGAGATGACCGCTGATGCAGAAGATGACACTTATCTCGATGATGAAGATGCAGACTGGAAAACGACAACCCAGGGGCAGAAATCCGTCGGTGATACTTCGGCGACGCTGGCCTGGCGTCCGGGGGACAGCGGGCAGAAAAAACTGGTTCAGTTGTTCGATTCCGGTGAAGTCTGCGCGTTTCGTATCAAATACCCCAACGGTACGGTTGATGTTTTCCGTGGCTGGCTGAGTTCACTGGGTAAAACCATTACCTCAAAAGAGGTGATGACCCGTACTGTAAAAATCAGCGGTGTGGGGCGTCCGTATCTGGCAGAGGAGGGCGCTGAAACCGTGGGTGTTACCGGACTGACGGTGGCACCGGCATCTGTCAGTGTCAAAGCGGGAGCAACCACCACACTGACCTTTACAGTAAAACCTGACGGGGCCAGTGACAAAGAGATCAGTGTGCATTCGTCAGATCCTCAGACTGCTTCGGTGACCCTGAGCGGGCTTGTGGCCACGGTGAAAGGCGTGAAGCAGGGCAGTGTCAGCATCGTGGGCATGACCTCTGACGGAGAGTTTGTGGCAGTGGCTGCGGTGACCGTCAGCGCACCATAACAGGACGATACTCATCATTGCCCCGGTTATCCGGGGCTTTTTGCATCCGGAGAACATGATGTTTCTGAAACAGGATACGTTTAATTATGAAAAACAGTCCGTGGTGCTCAGTGAGCTGTCCGGGCTGCAGAGAATTGAATATCTGACGTTTGTTCAGCAGCGAACGGCAAAGTTTGATGCACAGGAGGGAGAACTGCCGGAGGCTGAACGACAGATTGCTTTTCTGCGTATGGGAATGGATATCAATGCCTGGCTGGTTTCCCGCTCACTGTGGAATGCTGAGCAGTCTCAGGATGTTGAGACGCTTTGCGCATCCATTATGACAACATGGTCGTATGATGCGCTGGGCGCGGGGGCGGAGAGGGTTCTGTCGCTGAGCGGTATGGGGACCATTGAGAATGCCGGGGATGATGATCATGAGGCGCTGACGCCGGAAAAGTCCTGACGCGGGAAATGCAGTTTGTCATGCGGCTTGCCCGGGAGTTCCGGCGGGCAGACTGGCGGCGGATGCTGTCGGAAATGTCGGCCACTGAGCTTGGTGAGTGGGGCGATTATTTCCGGATGCAGAGCTTCAGTGATGTGTGGATGGATGCGCAGTTTGCCTCGCTGAAGGCATTGATCGTGAGAATGGTGTCCGGCAGCAGTGATGCTGCGGTGGCTGATTTCAGCCTTTTACCGGAAGAGAACGGGATACCGGAGCGAACGGACGAAGAACTGATGCATCTTGGGGAAGGTATTTCCGGAGGTGTGCGTTATGGACCAGATAGCCAACCTGGTCATTGATTTGGGGATTGATGCGGCAGAGTTTAAAAATGAAATTCCCCGTATCAAAAACCTTCTGAATGGTGCAGCCAGCGATGCAGAACGGTCTTCTGCCCGTATGCAGCGTTTTATGGAGCGTCAGACTCAGGCGGCTCGGCAGACAATGCAGGCGGCTTCTTCGGCTGCAACAGCAGCATCAGCCCATGCGCAGACGGTGGAAAAGAACGCACGGGCTCATGAACGCATGGCCCGTGAGGTGGAACAAACCCGTCTGCGCGTGGATGCCCTGAATCAGAAAATGCGCGAGGAACAGGCGCAGGCCAGGGCACTGACGGAGGCGCAGGATAAAGCGGCTGCCGCCTTTTATCGCCAGATTGACAGTGTGAAACAGGCCGGTGCGGGGCTTCAGGAATTACAGCGTATTCAGCAGCAGATCCGACAGGCCAGAAACAGTGGCGGGGTTGGTCAGCAGGATTATCTGGCGCTGATTTCGGAGATCACGGCGAAAACCCGTGCCCTGACGCAGGCAGAGGAACAGGCCACCCGGCAGAAAGCGGCGTTTATCCGCCAGCTTAAAGAGCAGGCAACCCGCCAGAATCTGTCGTCTTCTGAGTTGCTTCGCGCCAGGGCGGCTCAGCTGGGGGTAAGCAGTGCTGCAGAAGTGTATATCCGCAAAATGGAGCGGGCAGGAAAAGCCACACATTCGCTGGGGCTGAAAAGTGCGGCAGCCCGGCGGGAGCTGGGGGTGTTAATCAGTCAGATGGCGCGCGGCAATTTTGGTGCGCTGAGGGGATCCGGGATAACGCTGGCTAATCGTGCCGGATGGACAGGCGCACTGATGTCGCCGAAAGGCATGATGACTGGCGGCGTTATTGGCGGACTTGTCGCGGCGGTCCTGGGTCTGGGTAAAGCCTGGCATGACGGCCGGAAGGAGGGCGAGGAATTTAACCGTCAGCTGGCGCTGACGGGACATTATGCCGGTGTCACTGTCGGGCAGTTGTGGAAACTCAGCCGGGCCATATCCGGGAATGGTATCACGCAACATGCGGCAGCCGGTGCGCTGGCACAGGTGGTGGGCAGTGGGGCATTTCATGGAAACGATATTGGTATGGTGGCGAAAGCTGCCGCACAGATGGAGCGATCGGTTGGCCAGTCGGTCAGCGATACCATAAATCAGTTTAAGCGGCTGAAGGATGATCCTGTAAATGCCGCGAAGGCGCTGGACAATGCGCTGCATTTTTTGACTGCCACTCAGCTTGAGCAGATACGCGTCCTTGGGGAGCAGGGGCGGTCCAGTGATGCGGCCCGGATCGCCATGTCTGCGCTGGCAGAGGAAACCGGTAAACGCACATCTGATATTGATAATAATCTCAATGCGCTGGGTAGTACGCTGCAAACCTTGTCTGACTGGTGGAAGCAGTTCTGGGATGCGGCCATGAATATTGGTCGTGAAGACTCGCTGGATGCGCAGATTGATGCGTTACAGGAAAAAATTCAGCGCGCGAAAAAATATCCGTGGACAAACGCCTCCACACAGGTGGAGTACGATCAGCAGCGTCTTAACGATCTTCAGGAGAAAAAACGCCGGAAGGATTTGCAGGATGCAAAAGCGCAGGCAGAACGGAATTACCAGGAGCAACAGAAACGCCGGAATGCTGAAAATGCCGCGCTGAACCGGATGAATGAAACGGAAGCTGCACGACATCAGCGGGAAATTGCGCGTATTAATGCCATGCAGTACGCCGACCAGGCTGTCAGGGATGCGGCGATACAGCGTGAAAATGAACGTTACGAAAAAGCCATTAAGAAAAATACACGGGCAACCCGTAATGATGAGGCCACCCGGTTATTGCTGCAGTACAGTCAGCAGCAGGCACAGGTGGAAGGGCAGATTGCTGCTGCCAGACAGTCAGCAGGCATTGCCACTGAAAGGATGACTGAAGCGCATAAACAGCTTCTGGCCCTGCAGCAGCGCATCAGCGACCTGGACGGGAAAAAGCTGACGGCAGATGAAAAGAGTGTGCTGGCCCGTAAGAATGAGCTGATTCAGGCGCTGACGCTGCTGGATGTGAAACAGCAGGAGCTGCAGAAACAGACAGCGCTTAACGACCTGAGAAAAAAAACGGTTCAGCTGACCAGCCAGCTGGCAGACAAAGAACGTGCACTGCGTGAGCAGCACAATCTGGATATTGCCACTGCAGGTATGGGGGATAAGCAGCGGCAGCGCTACCAGGCACAGTTGCGCATCCGGCAGGAATACCGGCAACAGTTGCAACAGCTTGAGAATGACAGTCGCCAGAAAGGCACTTACGGGACGGAGGACTACCGGAGGGCTGAGGAGGTGCTGAAGGGGAGCCTGAAGCGACAACTGAATGAAAACAAACGCTACTGGCAGGAACTGGAAGTGGCGCAGGGCGACTGGAAAAACGGTGCCATGCGGGCGTTTCAGAATTTTACGGCGGATGCGGATAATGCGGCGGGAACGGCAGAACAGATGTTTACAGTGGCATTCAGCAGTGCCGGTAATGCACTGGTGACATTCTGTACCACCGGTAAGCTGAATTTTAAATCCTTCACCTCTTCCCTGTTGTCAGATATGGCCAGAATTATGGCACAGATGGCCATGATGCAGGCGGTAAAGGGCGTCGGTTCTTTATTCGGCTTCACGACTAATGCTGATGGCGGTGTTTACCAGTCTGCTGATTTGAGTCGCTACAGTGGCACGGTGGTTAACCGTCCGACGTTTTTTGCTTTTGCAAAAGGCGCGGGTGTGATGGGGGAAGCGGGACCTGAAGCCATTCTGCCACTGCGTCGCGGTGCTGATGGTAAGCTGGGGGTTGTGGCGGATACTGGTGGTTCAGGCATGGTGATGTTTGCCCCGCAGTACAACATCGGGATCAATAACGACGGCACGAACGGGCAGATAGGTCCGGCAGCACTGAAGGTGGTTTATGACCTCGGGAAAAAAGCGGCCGCGGACTTTATGCAACAGCAGGCCCGTGATGGTGGCCGGTTAAGTGGAGCATACCGGTAATGGAGACGTTTCGCTGGAAGGTGCGCCCGGATATGAATGTGGTATCAGAGCCAAAAGTGGTGGCAGTGAAGCTGGGTGATGGTTATGAACAGCGTCGCCCGGCGGGACTGAATAATCTGCTGTCGACTTACAGCGTGACGATACGTGTTCGTAAAGGTGAACACCCACCTTTAAAAGCCTTTCTGGAACGGCACGGTGGCGTCCGCGCATTTCAGTGGACGCCACCTTATGACTGGAAACCGATCAGGGTGGTTTGTCGTAAATGGTCGGCAAGCGTGGGGGCGTTATGGGTGACTGTAACGGCCGATTTTGAACAGGTGGTGAACTGATGCAGGATATCCGGCAGGAAACACTGAATGAATGCACCCGTGCGGAGCAGTCGGCCAGCGTGGTGCTCTGGGAAATCGACCTGACAGAGGTCGGTGGAGAACGTTATTTTTTCTGTAATGAGCAGAACGAAAAAGGTGAGCCGGTCACCTGGCAGGGGCGACAGTATCAGCCGTATCCCATTCAGGGGAGTGGTTTTGAACTGAATGGCAAAGGCACCAGTACGCGCCCCACGCTGACGGTTTCTAACCTGTACGGTATGGTCACCGGGATGGCGGAAGATCTGCAGAGTCTGGTCGGCGGAACGGTGGTCCGGCGTAAGGTTTACGCCCGTTTTCTGGATGCGGTGAACTTCGTCAACGGAAACAGTGACGCCGATCCGGAGCAGGAGGTGATCAGCCGCTGGCGCATCGAGCAGTGCAGCGAACTGAGCGCGGTCAGTGCCTCTTTTGTGCTGGCCACACCAACGGAGACGGATGGCGCGGTTTTCCCGGGGCGTATCATGCTGGCGAATACCTGTATGTGGACCTACCGTTCTGATGAGTGTGGTTACACGGGCAGGGCAGTGGCTGACGAGTTCGACAAACCAACGACGGATATCCGGAAGGACAAATGCAGCAAGTGTATGCGCGGGTGTGAGTTGCGCAACAATACCGGTAATTTCGGCGGTTTCCTTTCCATCAATAAACTTTCTCAGTAAATCCATGACACAGACAGAATCAGCGATTCTGGCGCACGCCCGGCGATGTGCGCCAGCGGAGTCGTGTGGCTTCGTGGTGAGAACGCCGGAGGGAGACAGGTATCTTCCCAGCGAGAATATCTCCGGTGAGCCGGAGGAACGGTTCCGGATGGCTCCGGAGGACTGGCTGCGGGCACAAATGCAGGGTGAGATTGTGGCACTGGTCCACAGTCATCCCGGTGGTCTGCCCTGGCTGAGTGAGGCTGACCGGCGGCTGCAGGTGCAGAGTGATTTGCCGTGGTGGCTGGTCTGCCGGGGGGCGATTCACAAGTTCCGCTGTGTGCCGCATCTCACCGGGCGGCGCTTTGAGCACGGGGTGACGGACTGTTACACGCTGTTCCGGGATGCTTATCATCTGGCGGGGATTGAGATGCCGGATTTTCATCGCGGGGATGACTGGTGGCGTCACGGTCAGAATCTCTATCTGGATAATCTGGAGGCCACAGGGCTGTATCAGGTGCCGTTGTCAGCGGCGCAGCCGGGCGATGTGCTGCTGTGCTGTTTTGGTTCATCGGTGCCGAATCATGCCGCCATTTACTGCGGCGACGGTGAGCTGCTGCACCATATTCCTGAACAACTGAGTAAACGAGAGAGGTATACCGACAAATGGCAGCGACGCACACACTCCCTCTGGCGTCACCGGGAATGGCACGCATCTGCCTTTACGGGGATTTGCAACGATTTAGCCGCCGCATCGACCTTCGTGTGAAAACGGGGGTTGAAGCCATCCGCGCACTGGCCACACAGCTCCCGGCGTTTCGTCAGAAACTGAGTGACGGCTGGTATCAGGTGCGCATTGCCGGGCGTGATGCAGGTGAAACCGAATTGTCTGCCCGTCTTAATGAGCCGCTGGCAAATGGTGCAGTGATCCACATAGTACCGCGTCTGGTGGGAGCTAAAAGTGGCGGTGTGTTTCAGGCGGTGCTGGGGGCGGCTGTTATGGCGGTTGCTATATGGATGCCGGGGGTAGGAATTATGGCGAGTAATCTGCTGTTTTCTCTCGGTGCCAGTATGACGCTTGGCGGTGTTGCACAGATGCTGGCACCGAAAGCCAGAACTCCCCGTACACAGACAACGGATAACGGTAAGCAGAACACGTATTTCTCGTCACTGGATAACATGGTTGCCCAGGGCAATGTTCTGCCCGTTCTGTACGGTGAAATGCGCGTGGGGTCACGTGTGGTTTCTCAGGAGATCAGCACGGCAGACGAAGGGGATGGTGGTCAGGTTGTGGTGATTGGTCGCTGATGCAAAATGTTTTATGTGAAACCGCCTGCGGGCGGTTTTGTCGTTTATGGAGCGTGAGGAATGGGTAAAGGCAGCAGTAAGGGGCATACCCCGCGCGAAGCGAAGGACAACCTGAAATCCACGCAGTTGCTGAGTGTGATTGATGCCATCAGCGAAGGGCCGGTTGAAGGTCCGGTGGATGGATTAAAAAGCGTGCTGCTGAACGGTACGCCGGTCCTGGACAGCGAGGGGAAGACAAACTTTTCCGGTGTTACGGTGGTGTTCCGCGCCGGCGAGCAGGAGCAGACACCGCCGGAGGGGTTTGAATCTTCCGGCTCAGAGACTGTGCTGGGTACGGAAGTGAAATACGACACGCCGATCACCCGGACCATCACGTCGGCAAACATTGATCGTCTGCGCCTGACCTTCGGTGTGCAGGCACTGGTGGAAACCACCTCAAAGGGGGACCGGAATCCGTCGGAAGTCCGCCTGCTGGTTCAGATACAGCGTAACGGTGGCTGGGTGACGGAAAAAGACATCACCATTAAGGGCAAAACCACTTCGCAGTATCTGGCCTCGGTGGTGGTGGGTAACCTGCCGCCGCGCCCGTTTAATATCCGGATGCGCAGGATGACACCGGACAGCACCACAGACCAGCTGCAGAACAAAACGCTCTGGTCGTCGTACACCGAAATCATCGATGTGAAACAGTGCTACCCGAACACGGCGCTGGTCGGCGTGCAGGTGGATTCAGAGCAGTTCGGTAACCAGCAGGTGAGTCGCAATTATCATCTTCGCGGGCGCATTCTGCAGGTGCCGTCGAACTATAACCCGCAGACGCGGCAATACAGCGGTATCTGGGACGGAACGCTTAAGCCAGCATACAGCAACAACATGGCCTGGTGTCTGTGGGACATGCTCACTCATCCGCGCTACGGCATGGGGAAACGTCTTGGTGCGGCAGATGTGGACAAATGGGCGCTGTATGTCATCGGCCAGTACTGCGACCAGTCAGTGCCGGACGGATTTGGCGGCACGGAGCCGCGTATCACCTGTAACGCTTACCTGACCACACAGCGTAAGGCGTGGGATGTTCTCAGTGATTTCTGCTCGGCGATGCGCTGTATGCCGGTATGGAACGGGCAGACGCTGACGTTCGTGCAGGACCGACCGTCGGATAAAGTGTGGACCTATAACCGCAGTAATGTGGTGATGCCGGATGATGGCGCGCCGTTCCGCTACAGCTTCAGCGCCCTGAAGGACCGCCATAATGTCGTTGAGGTGAACTGGATTGATCCGGACAACGGTCATGAGACGGCGACAGAGCTTGTGGAGGACACGCAGGCCATTCTCCGTTACGGTCGTAACGTCACGAAGATGGATGCCTTTGGCTGTACCAGCCGGGGACAGGCGCACCGCGCCGGGCTGTGGCTGATTAAAACGGAACTGCTGGAAACGCAGACCGTGGACTTCAGCGTCGGCGCAGAAGGGCTTCGCCATGTACCGGGTGATGTCATTGAAATCTGCGATGATGATTATGCCGGTATCAGCACCGGTGGTCGCGTACTGGCGGTGAACAGCCAGACCCGGACGCTGACGCTCGACCGTAAAATCACGCTGCCGTCCTCCGGTACCACGCTGATAAGCCTGGTTGACGGAAATGGCAATCCGGTCAGCGTGGAGGTTCAGTCCGTCACCGACGGCGTGAAGGTGAAAGTGAGCCGGGTTCCTGACGGCGTTGCAGAATACAGCGTGTGGGGGCTGAAGCTGCCGACGCTGCGCCAGCGCCTGTTCCGCTGCGTGAGTATCCGTGAGAACGACGACGGCACGTATGCCATCACCGCCGTGCAGCATGTGCCGGAAAAAGAGGCCATCGTGGATAACGGGGCACACTTTGACGGTGACCGGCGCGGCACGGTGAATGATGTCACGCCGCCAGCGGTGCAGCATCTGACCGCCGAAGTCACCGCAGACAGCGGGGAATATCAGGTGCTGGCGCGATGGGACACGCCGAAGGTGGTGAAGGGTGTGAGCTTCCTGCTTCGCCTGACCGTGGCAGCGGACGACGGCAGTGAGCGGCTGGTCAGCACAGCCAGGACGACGGAAACCACATACCGCTTCAGGCAGCTGGCGCTGGGGAATTACAGTCTGACAGTCCGGGCGGTAAATGCCCGGGGGCAGCAGGGCGATCCGGCGTCGGTATCGTTCCGGATTGCGGCACCGGCAGCGCCTGTCACTATTGAACTGATACCGGGGTATTTTCAGATAACGGCGGTCCCGAAACTGGCTGTATATGACCCGACGGTGCAGTTTGAGTTCTGGTTTTCGGAAAAGCGGATTGCGGATATCAGGCAGGTTGAAACCAGCGCCCGCTATCTTGGCACGGCGCTGTACTGGATAGCCGCCAGTATCAATATCAGGCCGGGCCATGATTATTATTTTTACGTTCGCAGTGTGAACACCGTTGGCAAATCGGCATTTGTGGAGGCCGTCGGTCGGGCGAGCGATGATGCGGAAGGTTATCTGAGTTTTTATAAAGGGTTGATCAATAAAACGCATCTCGGCAAGGAGTTGTGGACGCAGATTGATAACGGTCAGCTTGCGCCGGACCTGACTGAAATCAGGACGTCCATTACGAATGTCAGCAATGAAATCACGCAGACCGTCAATAAAAAACTGGAAAATCAGAGTGCTGCAATCCAGCAGATACAGAAAGTTCAGGTTGATACAAATAATAATCTGAACAGCATGTGGGCTGTGAAGCTGCAACAGATGAAGGACGGACGCCTTTATATTGCGGGTATCGGTGCCGGTATTGAGAATACGCCAGCAGGAATGCAGAGTCAGGTGCTGCTGGCGGCAGACAGGATTGCGATGATTAATCCTGCGAATGGCAACACAAAGCCGATGTTTGTTGGTCAGGGCGATCAGATATTCATGAACGACGTGTTCCTGAAACGCCTGACGGCTCCGACCATTACCAGCGGCGGTAATCCTCCGGCATTTTCCCTGACACCTGGCGGACGGCTGACGGCGAAAAATGCCGATATCAGCGGTAACGTGAACGCGAACTCCGGGACGCTCAACAACGTCACGATTAATAAGAACTGTCGGGTTCTGGGAAAATTGTCCGCGAACCAGATTGAAGGCGATCTCGTTAAAACAGTGGGCAAACCTTTCCCACGGGACTCCCGGGCACCGGAGAGGTGGCCATCAGGGACCATTACCATCAGGGTTTATGACGATCAGCCGTTTGATCGGCAAATTGTTATTCCCGCGGTGGCGTTTCGCGGTGCTAAACATGAGCGGAAGAATAACAATATTTATTCGTCATGCCGCCTGATAGTGAAGAAAAACGGTGCTGAAATTTATAACCGAACGACCCTGGATAATACGCTGATATATACGGGTGTTATTGATATGCCTGCCGGTCACGGTCACATGACGCTGGAGTTTTCTGTATCGGCATGGCTGGTAAATGGCTGGTATCCCACAGCAAGTATCAGCGATTTGCTGGTTGTTGTGATGAAGAAAGCCACTGCAGGCATCACGATTAGCTGAATTTTATAACCCAGATACGGGCACCAGAAATGGTGCCTTTTTTATTGCAGAAAAGCGAGAGGTAATTATGCGTAAAGTTTGTGCAGCCATTTTGTCCGCAGCCATCTGTCTGGCTGTATCCGGTGCGCCTGCATGGGCGTCTGAACATCAGTCCACGCTGAGCGCCGGGTATCTTCAGCCCCATACTGATATGCCAGGCAGCGATGACCTGAAGGGCATTAACGTGAAATACCGTTATGAGTTTACGGACACGCTGGGGCTGGTGACGTCATTCAGCTATGCCAACGCTGAAGATGAGCAAAAAACGCATTACAGCGATACCCGCTGGCATGAGGATTCCGTGCGTAACCGCTGGTTCAGCGTGATGGCGGGGCCGTCTGTGCGCGTGAATGAATGGTTCAGCGCGTATGCGATGGCGGGCGTGGCTTACAGCCGTGTGTCGACCTTCTCCGGGGATTATCTCCGCGTAACTGACAACAAGGGGAAAACGCACGATGTGCTGACCGGGAGTGATGACAACCGCCACAGCAACACGTCTCTGGCGTGGGGGGCTGGCGTGCAGTTTAACCCGACCGAATCCGTGGCCATTGACCTTGCTTATGAAGGTTCCGGCAGTGGCGACTGGCGCACTGACGGTTTCATCGTGGGTGTCGGTTATAAGTTCTGATTAGCCAGGTAACACAGTGTTATGACAGCCCGCTGGTTCAGGCGGGCTTTTTGTGGGGTGAATATGGCAGTAAAGATTTCAGGTGTACTGAAAGATGGGGCGGGTAAACCTGTCGTAAATTGTGCGATTGAACTGCGGGCCAGAAGAACCAGTCCGACCGTTGTGGCACACGTTGTTGCCACTTGCGTGACGGACAATAACGGTGCTTATGTGATTGAGGCTGAGCCGGGGTATTACGAGGTTGCGCTTCACTGTAACGGCTGGCAGCCAACCCGTGTCGGGGATATTGATGTGGCACCGACTGATGCACCGGGGACACTGAACGCGTTTCTGAATGCACCAAAGGATGGTGATTTACGTCCGGAGGTGATGAAGCGCTTTGAGGAAATGGTGGCGCAGGCGCAGCAGAGTGCCGGGGCTGCAGCCGGAAACGCACAGCAGACGGCGCAGGATGTGGCGGCAGCCGCAACGGCCCGTGATGATGCACAACGTTTTGCGGAGAATGCCAGACAGGATGCAACCGTCACAGCTGAGGACAGAAAGGCCACTGCGGAAGATGTGACAAGCACAGGAGCAAATGCAGCCGCAGCCGGACAGAGCGCACAGGATGCCGCAGGTTATGCCCGCGCAGCAGAACAGGCCAAAAATGACATTGATGCTGCGCTGACCGGCACTCTGAAAATGGCTAACCATCTGTCAGAAATCGCAGCAGCAGGCGAAAAGGCACAACAGAAGTCCCGGGATAATCTGGGGCTGAAAAGTGCGGCCACGATGGAAGCACAGAGCGACATTTACGACCGGACAAAAGGCCGTCTGGCGATACCCGGCGCATTCGGCTTTGGGTGTGCTTTTCTGCCTGAAGATGTTATCCGTTTTGACACTAAGAGTGATTTCCTGGCCTGGGTAAGGAATGCGCTGCCAGGTGAATATTCCGTTGCTGGCCCCTACGACATCATCATACCCGACACACGGTTTGAAGGGGTGCTCAGCATCCGGTGGACTGATGCACGCCCTGAGACAACAGAACCGAGGTACAGAGCCAAATCCCTTACTTTTTACGGCATTAACGGCCCCATTTATCACACCCGCTACTGCTACTGGCCCATATCCAGACTGACTGGCTGGGTGAAAATAAATATAACCACAGAAGATATTATTTACAGAATCGTGGCGAGCTCTGTCCGCAACAGATGGGGAGACCCTGACATTGGCGGGCTGATTATTGCTGCGTACCAGGGAGAAGCTGACGGTGATAAAGTCATCAGACTTGTCAGGGGGCAGTCATACAGAGGCTCACGACTGGGACCGGTGGGGATTTCAGTGCCCAGTACTCCCACCGGAACGTATATAGCATCCCCACAATTTTTCATTACGGGATGTTCAGAGCATTCATTACCGGGGTCATATTGCGCCCTGTCCGGGGTGCCGGATGCACATGTCTCTGGCGCAATGCCCGGGCTTTTTATTCGCACATCGTGAGGAATGCACCGTGGAAATTAAAAAAATCATTAATCCCCGTTATACCGAAAGTGGCGCAGTAGACTGTGACGTTTTTTTTGACGACAGGGACCAGGCAGTCCCCTACACAGCCACCGCTGATGATGTCGCTCCGACGGGTCAGCAAATCTGGCAGGAACTGCAAAGCGGCAAATGGGGTGAGATAGCCCCATTCACTGTGACACCAGAAATGCTGGAAGCGGCCAGAGAGGCCAGACGTCAGGAAATTGAAGCATGGCGCGCAGAACAGGAGGCGAAGCCGTTCACGTTTGAATGGAACGGTCGTATCTGGAATGCTGGTCCCGACTCACTGGGCCGCCTGTCCCCGGTAGTCATGCTGGCAAAATCTGTCACAGCACAAACACATATGGCGTGGAGCGATGCCGATAATCAGCAGGTGAAACTGTCGATGCCGGAACTGGAAGAACTGGCGGCAGCAATGGTGCAGGCGCAGGTCGATCGCAACGATGAGATTTATCGCCGTCAGCGTGAAATGAAAGAGGAGCTGAGCGGTCTGGATGATTTGGCTTCAATTCGGGCGTTTGACGTTGAGTAATGAATAAGCCGCAACTGGCGGAATCACAGAAGACAGCTTTGCTTACCGAAGCGGAGTCTGTCATCCGGCCGCGGGGCATGCGGTCAGGCTGAACAGGGAAACGGATGAATCCGGGGAGGCCCGGGGGCGGGCCTCTGTTTTTCCGGAGTCAGTCCGGTCTGTGGTTTATGCGATGTGATTATGAATGGTGCAGTTGTGAGCCGTTTTCAGACAATCGCAGGGCCAGTACCTCGTCAGTCAGCTGACGGTAAATCTGCTGTTCAGTCTCACGCATCACCTGTGCTCCGGCTTCCCTCTCCGCATCCGCATCATCGCTCAGACCGGATGCTTTCAGCCGGTCAGCCACCCTCTGAGGGTACTCATTCTCCAGCATCTCATACTTCTGCTCTTCTGCCTGCGCCCAGCGGTCAGCTTCCGTACGCTTCAGTACAGCATGCCATGGTCCCCAGAGGGAGAACCAGTCCGTAAATTCATTCTCTTCACGGCTTCTGACCATGGCTTCGGCAGTGCGGAGGTCATTTGCTGTCACTCCCGACACGCCATAGAAACGCATTTCCTTCACGGCAGTGGAGAGCTGAAGTTTCTCTGCTAGCATGGTCTGGAAGGCCAGGTAGACTTCTATCTCATCCACAAAATGGAGAGTTCTGACTTTATCCCGGGCAATGTCCTCCAGAATTTCGAGGCGGAACATTTCCCTGCCCAGGGAGAGCAGAGCGCCGGTATCATTATCGAAAAGGCCTTCTGATGCCTGATGGACCAGGAGGGTTTTCCGGAGATTGTTCCATGTGAGCGCGACACGGTCCTCACAGCTCTCAGTGGCATCAGCAGCAACAGCGAAAGACTGCTGTCGAAGCTCCGCAGAGGCACTGAGTTTTTCCAGCCATGCAGCGACCTGTTCACGGAATCCGGAGGTATTGCGTGCAGAGACGGTATCGGAAAGGCGGTCAAGGAACGCGGAAAAGGTGTTGGCGTGCTCTTCATGTTCAAAAGCATGCCATATCTGTGATACATCAGATTGTTTGTTTTCCGGGAACCATGCTGTCACGGCATCAGCCAGGGGGCGATGGAGTGTATTCTGTTGTCCGTCACTCATGGAGAAGTAAATCCGTGGGCCGTGGTAGTCCGGCGAAGAGGTTAATCTTTGCAGGGCTTGCAGAGTGCGAGTCGACAATGGATTGTTATAAATATTAACATCTGCATAAATGTGCAGATTCATGATACTGTCTGGCAATGTGTTCAGCTGATTGTTAGGGATATATAGTGATTGCAGACGTTGTGGAAGTTCGGGCAGTCTGTGTAGTTGGTTTTCCCCAACGCTTAAAAGCCTCAGATTTTGAGGAAGGGGCGGTAGCTCTTGTAATCTGTTATCAAAAGCACTTAGTTCCTGTAGTTCACATGGTAATTCTGGTAAGGCAGTAAGCTGGTTGTTGCCAACAGAAAGTTTTTGTAGAGCCGGGGGAAGATCAGGTAGCGTCTCCAGGCTATTGAGAAGGGCTGAGAGTGACTGCAAGGAAGATGGAAGAGAAGGCAAACATGTTAAAACTCTGTTAAGTGAAACATCAAGAGCGACCAGGTGAGGCGGAAGAGCCGGGAGCCTGCTCAGTCTGTTATCGCTGGCTTTAAGTACAGTTAAGGACGGAGGGAGTTCTGGCAGAGAGCGTAGCTCATTGCTAGAGATGTTAAGTTCTTGTATGTGCGGGGGCAGGTATGGGAGAGAGCGTAATCTGAGTAAACTTAAATTGAGGGCTGGCTCTTGAAAAGCCAGACATCTTTTCAGTAATCGAACTGCCTGTGTTCGGTCTTCTGTTGCAGCACCTTCCTTGGCCCAGTTATCCCAGATGCGGTGATAATCCGTGATATTTTGCTCTTCTACGGATAAACGGGATATACATCCTAAACCACAAAAGGAGCGGAAAAAAGAAGGATTGTGGGCAGGTTTCATTTATTATTGATCCTCATTGTTTATATATTAATATATTCGTGCAAATGGAGTGAGGATTCTTTAAAAAAACGCGCCTGTAAATAGTTAAGAACAGGAAGAACTGTTGGGGATGTGGCTGGCCGAAAATGAAGGGGTGAAGTTCTGGCTCAATGTGCTGACTGAACTGAAAAAACGCGGTTGGTCGCCCTACCTTTTCATCAAGCCAGTAGTCTGCCCACCACAGCATCATTTCTCTGCGCTTATCGAGATACTGAGCATGGTTGTAAATTCAGCTAACCCAGTGCGTTGACAAAAAATTAGCGCAAGAGGACAAAAAATCACCTTGCGCTAATGCTCTGTATCAGGTCACTAATACCATCTAAGTGGTTGATTCATAGTGACTGGATATGTTGTGTTTTGCAGTATTATGCAGTCTATTTTTTAAGCTAAATGTATTATAATGCATTGATATTAATGATTTTTACTGTTTCTCGTTCAGCTTTTTTATACTAACTTTAGCGAAACGGGAAGGTAAAAAGACAAAAAGTTGTTTTTAATACCTTTAAGTGATACCAGATGGCATTGCGCCATCTGGCAGAGTGATTAACTAAACATCGCAGTAATCGAGGCGCTTGCCAGAGAATGGAAATGGACGTTAAACCCGACCATCGCGCCGCTGGCACCTTCATCGACATCAATACGTTCTACATCCAGCGCGTGAACGGTAAAAATGTAGCGATGGGTTTCGCCTTTCGGCGGCGCTGCACCATCGTACCCTGTTTTACCAAAGTCGGTACGCGTCTGCAAAACGCCGTCTGGCATTGCTACCAGACCAGAGCCAAACCCTTGCGGTAATACGCGGGTATCAGCGGGTAAATTAACAACTACCCAGTGCCACCAGCCGGAGCCGGTTGGCGCATCCGGGTCGTAGCAGGTGACGACAAAACTTTTCGTTCCCGCAGGAACATCATCCCACGCCAGATGCGGTGAAATATTATCGCCATCGTAACCCATGCCGTTAAAGACATGACGATGCGGCAGCTTATCGCCATCGCGCAGATCATTACTGATGAGTTTCAT